AACGCCAGCGATGTCATAAGCGACAAGGTTAGGCATTGAACGGCGGATTAGGCTGATTAGGATAGGATCGAAACCAGCAAGACCAGCAGTGTTGCTGCTACTTAGAGCAGAACCAGCAGGTGAAATAGTACCAGCGCCTAGTGAATTGACTGATACTTCATTGAGCATACCGTGCTCTTCACGGATAGCTTTTTCTTGATTTTCTAGCAGGGCGGCGGTAACTGATCTGCGGTATGGATCTTTGATCTCTGAAAGACCAACGCCATTAGCGTTGAGAACAGGTGCCCACTTTTCCTGCAAAAGTCTTGAATCTGACATTTGCTTTAAACTCCTTTGAGTATTTGTGTGGTTGTAATTATTTATTAATATTTACTGCCAGCGCGAAAGAGTTTTGAGATATGCCGCCATTGCTGGTGAAATATCTTCTTGTCCTTCTACTGGTGTTTCATCCGAAACTTGCTCAGTTACTACATGCTTAGGGAAGTAGCTGCTAATGAGAGTTGCGACTTTGTTCTTGAAGTCTTCTTCAGAAACAAACTCTACTCCTTCAGCAAGTGAAGCAAGCTTTTCTCTTTGGGTGTCAACTAAACCTTCGCTCATTTGATTGAGTACGACGGTTTTGTGGTATCCAGAGAGTTTATTATTAAGTTCAATATTACGCTCAACCTGTTCGGTAAGGCGATTTTCCATTTCACAAAGCTCCTCGGTCATTGTTTCTACAACATTGACTTTCTCTGCAGGGAGATCGAGGTAGTTTTCTTCAAAAACTTTTTTGAGTCCACCCATGAACTCTTCAGCAATCTCAAGTTTGAGACCACTATCAAGAGCCACTTGGTTTTCTTCTACCCAAGTAGTGATTGCGTAGTTGAGTGTTTCATCAACTTTCTCTGCAAGTGTAGCAATCTCTTCTTGGAGTTTTGCGGAGAACTGCTCTTGAAGTGAAGAAGCGATAGCAGTTACTTGCTCTTCGATTCTTGACTTGACAGCAGCTTCGAAGATTGTTGATGCTTTTGCTTTAAAATCTTCGGAGAACTCTCCACCTTCGGTAAGGGCAGCAACATCTTCTTCAGCAGAATAGTTGATTGCTTCCATACCAAATACTTTTACATTGTTTGAACCACCAGGAATCTGGTATCCAGATGACTTAACAGATGGAGCAGGATCTTGATGCGTACCACGAGTTTGGTCATCCGAAACTTTTTTATTGTGGTTTGATGATTTAGCACCAGGATTTTTTTCTCCAGCTGGTTTTTCGAAAGTTGATCCACCATCATCTTCTTCTGATTGACCAGGAGCAACTGAGGTTGGGATTTCAAATCCTGAATCTTTCCCGCCACCACGAGTTTGCCCATCACTAACTTGACCAGTGACTGGTTTCATGTATTGTGTACCTGAAGATTGACCAGGAACGATTGAAGGAGAGAGCGCACTTGTGCCAACTTCTGACTCAGTTACAAGCTCCTCAAACTTTTCGTTTAAGTTATCTGACATTTGAGATTCCTCGTAATTCTACTAATATGTTTATTCTATGATTATTTATGAAATTATAAACTTTGTAAGAAATCATTAAAGACTTTTAATGACCTCTCCTCAATATTTTTTCTGGTTGATTCAGAAATATATTTATGGTATTTAGCAACATTAACTTCTTTTATGATGCCATTTTCCCACACCCACTCTTTTCCTTCCATAATTCCGTTCACAAATGCGTCAGGTGCGGAAGGATCTGCTACAATATCAGCAGCAGTCGCTAGCATAAAATCATCACGAACGTAGTTGGCGCCATTCTTTTCTTCGATAGAACCCATACCTCTAGACGAGACACCAAGTTTAACTCCGTTCTCTAAAAGATTCTTTGCGATGTCTCCCATAGGAGTGGTGAGAATCTGTGCCTTACCAAGAAAATTGCTTCCTTCAGCTTTGAGAGAAATAATTTTATGGGAAACCCGATCAAGATTTACAGTAGGTCCATCGGGATGTCCTAGTTCACCAAGGGCACGTCCAGCACCAATATACTGTTCGTTGTATCTACCAACTTCGCGCTCTAAAACGCCAAATGGATACACACGACCGTTGCGGTTTTTGATATCTGCTTGGAGAAAAACTCCCTCGATATACAAATGCTTTTTACCATTTCTTTCTTCTTCGAGAACTTGAACATCCTCGAAATTACCCTCGGTGATAAGTTTCATTCTTCTGTTTCCTCTTGTGGTAATTCAAATTCTACGTCTTCTTCTGGAGAATCAAAAAATGAACGGGCGACAACTTGCTTGTACTCTCCCATTGCTTCTGCTGCCTTTGAATAAAGGATATCAGAAATTTTATCTATTGCTGAAATACGATTACCATCGCGTACAGCATTTACAATTTCAATAGTGTCCATTTAATTAACCTATAATAAACTATTTATTTTTCTGATGTTTTGGGCTTAGATGGTTCCACTGGTGCTGGTGGTGGTGGAGGCATTGCCCCCACTTCCAAACTAGCCGCGTTCATTAGATTTGTGTGAATAGGATCAGGGATTTTACCTTCAGCAATTTCCGCATCCATTTGTAATGTAATTTCATTATATTGTTCTTCAGTTTGCATCAGAACATGCTTCCTTACATATTCAATTGAATAGTATTTACCCAAGAAAGGATCTAAAGCAGTAGCAACTTGTAGACGATTGCCCATAAGTTCTGCTTGCTTTAATTCTTCAAAGTGATTATCGTATTGATAATCATATTGAATATGCTCCTGCATTTCTTCCCAATCCTCAGGAGCAATAATGCCCTTTAGAATGAGTTGAGTTTTTAGCATGTCATGGAACATTGCGCTAAACTTCTTACGAAGTCTGGCAATCCATTTGGAGAATTTTAATTCATCTCTTAAAATTTCAGATGAGCGACCAAGTGAAAATCCTTGGTTGGCATCATCCAAACGTGATGGGGGTAGGTTTAAAGAACTGTATAACTTTTTGCGGAAATACTCTACGTCCTTCAACTCACCTAGATTCTGCCCACCAGGGAGTGTGGTGATTTCTGTGCCTCTACCACCTTCACGACGAGGTAACCAAAAATCTTCAAGCATACTCATATGCTTTTTGTCGTCACGAATTTCTCCAGTAGCAGCATCATAAACTAATTTGTTTCTGTAACGCGCCATTGTTTCGCGTAGGTATTGCTCCGCTTTTACTTTTGGAAGGTTGCCTACATCAATATAAAAAATTCTTCTTTCTGGTGCGCGTGACAAACGATAGATAACTAAAGCATCTTCAATCATTCTAATTTGATTAAGAGCTTTGATTGACTTATGTAAATAACTCAAAACCATTTTTTTGTTTAGGTCTTGAATGCCTGATTGAACATAAGTAATTGCGTCGTTCGCTATCTTTACTCCACTGGAAAGATTATTAGAATCAAATGTAGAACTTACAAACCCTTTTGGGTTGTACATGAAATACTCTACATAATCACCAAAATCATAAGCAAGCGCACTATTAACACCACCTCTTTGTGCTGCTATTGCTACAGCTGCTGTTTTTGGATCTTTGTTTTGAACTCTAACTTTTTTTATTTTTAGAGGATCAATGTATCTAAGTTCTGTAATTCCTGCTTTTGGATTGTTAAGATCAATTACTTTGTGATAAAAGAGTCTTCCGTCAACATACCAAGTTCTAAAAATTTCATGTGCCCTTGTATCAAAATGAAGAAGGCGAAGAATATATGAAAACTCTTCTCTAATTTTTTTCTTAATAGACTCGCTTACTTCTACATTAGTTAATTCTATAGAAACTGGAGTATCTGGTAGACTAGAATTAATTGCTTCATTAACAATTTCGTCAATAGCAGAATCAACTTCTGGATGCATTGACATATCACGATAACGCCTAATGAGATCAAACTCATTACGCGCTATACCGTCCATATCTACATACGAACCAAAGTAACCACCAGATACGGTAGCTACTGCGTCGTCAGCGGAAGGAGGAACTGGGGATTGCCCCTTTAGTTCCTCCCCCTTACTTTTTATTGAAAACCCAAAAAGTTGACTCATGTTTTAAAAGCTTCACTTGTTTAATGTATTTATCTATTACGCAACAACTCCAGTTTCTGCGCCAGTTGCTAGACCACCTGTTGTTGGTGCTTCTACTGTCCAGTATTGTAGTTGGAATTCAACCGTAAAATCTTCAATCTGATCATTGCTGTCATAAGCAAGGTCGATTTGAGAAACGTTGGTTGGGAAACAACCCCAAAGTTTGTAGTTTCTAAGAGTACTTCCACCTGCGGTAGAATCTCTTTCTAACTGTTGGATAGTAATATCAGCAGTGTACCCAGCACTTGCGTTTGGAATAATAAGTTCCGCAGTGTTGGCTTCGTGAGCATTGATGGTTCTCATCCAACGCTCCATGGCGTGACGGATTTGGAAGTTTCTATCATTGATGAATGTAGCAGTCCAAGTGTCGAAGGTTCTGTCACCAGCGACTTTAACTGTTCTTCCTCTAAAAGGAACTTCAATAACACCCAAGTTTGATGCTGGAAGAGCAGCACTCTTACAAAGCATATTAACCAAATCTTTCTCATCCGTGCCAGTTGGTAGATCTACACTACCCGCTGTGTTTGGAAAGTTAATTGTTGCTAAGAACAGATTGGGGCGTACACCCTGATTAACTTTTCCTAAAAATTGACTTACGCTACTAGTGATTGCCATTGTTTTTTACCTTTGATAATTTTTAAAAAATTAATTAACCACCTGATACTTCAGAGAAACTCACTCCAGATCTTGTAGCAACAAAAGTAATAGTAATGTAGTTAATTGAACGAGTTGGTTTTACAAAAATTTCAGCAACAAATTCATTTCTATCAATGACATCTGCTGTGTTATTAGTCTCATCACAAACAACTAAGTAATCTGTAACTCCTCTTTTCGATTGAATCTCGGAAAGGAATGAATTAGCAGCACTAGCAAATGACGCACGGGTTGAACTATCGTTGAGTTCAAACAAAACAGTTTTAGCAAGTTGCCCAATTTTTCTTTCCATCGCAAGGAAAAGACGACGAACGTTAATTCTGTCAAAAGCACTTGGAGTTGCGAGAGCAGTTTTATCTCCAAAAAGAACAATGCCTTGACCTGGGAAAGAGGTGATTGGATTAATTCTCTTTTGATATAACTTATCTCTATCAGTTTTTGAAGGAACATAAGCAAGTTTAACAGCATTTTTAATGTTGCCTCTATTCAATCCAGCTGGTGATACCCAATCTTCTGCGGTAGTAGAAACCTGTACACATAAACCAGCAACATCAGCAGAGCATGGAATATAACGATAAGTATCATTGTACTTATCGTAGATGTACTTGTAACCGCTATCAAACACAGCGTATGAGCTGCTGCCAATTGAATTGAAAAAGGCGATGATATCATCTCTTTGAGCAGTTGACGAAGATAAAGCAACGAACCCTTTATGTGGAGAAACAAAAGCAACACAATCTTTTCTAGATGTAGCAACATCAATTGCTTTTTGTGCTTTAGTTACTTGATCCGCTTCTGATGCGAGACTTCCTCCAGTAAGAACAAAATCAAGGTCGATTTCTTCTGTATCAGCGAAAAGATCAAATGCTGTGGCAATTGTAGAAACGTTAGTGGTGTAAGCGTCAACTCCTGCACTTAATGCTAATGAAGAATTACCAGCAGAAGGAGCAACTGTTCCAGCGTAAATAAACGCTGATTTAGCAGCAACAACATCAACATAATATTTTGAAGCACCTTGCTCGTCCTTAGCATTTGCTAGGCGAGAAACATATAAGAATGTTTCTAAAACATTATTGTTTGTATCAAGGACAGCAACGTGTAGATCATTTGCTCCACCTGGGTCGCCAGCAACTGTGGTCCACTTGACGGAACCATATAGATTTTCGGTATCGTAATCTGCGACACTACCATCGATAGTAACTACCTTAAGACCATTTGCCCAAGTGCCAGCAGTGCGAGCAGCAAACTTCCAAGCAAATGTAGAATAATTTGCTTCGTAATTACTAATTGATTTGATAGTTGGAGCAGTAACTCCAGCTACTGTAACAACAGGATATGCTGTTGATAAAGTAGTTGTTGTAGCGGTAGCAGCAAAGGTCAATAGTGTAGCGGTAACTGTTGCGCCTGGTTGTGCTACAGCAGTGGTGCCAAGTTGTCCTCTAGTTACTACAACTTGATCGCCATCAACCGCCGTAACTAAAACAACTTCTGTTGCTGAATTACTTCCAGCGCCAGAGTTAGTTAGTTTGAAATACTTACCAACAGTAAAACCAGCAGCACTGGTTAAGTCGATAATTGTTTCTGTAGCATCAATTGTTTCGTTAACTACCGTAGTAGTTGCTGAGTCAGCATACGACCACTTGGTAACTGTTGCTCCGCTAGCGTGATCAGCAGCAACTGAACCCAACTGTGCTCTAGTAACTGCTAGAGAGTTTGCACCGCCAAGTGTTACAGTTCCTACTAAGAAATATTCGTTATCAACTTTAACGAAATCGCCAGATGCGAATCCAGTTGCGTTGGCGACGTTAAGCTTAGTTGAATCGGTTGAAGCAGAACCGACATCAGAAACAGCGTTCTTAAGATCAGCATCATCAATTCTGACTATCTGAAGTTGACCGCCATATGAAAGATACGTCGAAGCAGAAAACCAATCTTCGAAGTTATTTGCGTTAGGAGACCCGAATGTTTCTAAGAGTTCTCTTTCTGTAGCAATATTTGTAATAGTTCCTATTGGTCCCTTTTCAAAACTACCCACTAATGCGGCAATGTTTGTTTGAGCGTTGACAATAGTTTGACCAGTTAAATCACGTTCTCTTAGAACAATTCCAGGTGATACTTGACCTGCCATGAGTTTTTCCTCTTGAAATTAGTTCATTTTTAATCTACAAATATTTATGAAAATGATTATTTCAAATGCTAAAAATGTGCGTGAACTGTGCGTGAATAACTTACCAGTCAGGATAATGATAATTAACTGGATTGTTTCTACTTTTACTTTGAATTATTCTTTTGTTGGTACATTCTTTACATTCATAAGAATATGAAGATGGCAAGTGCCTTTTTGCTTTTTTAGTCAAATAAAAATCTGACAACAAATCTTTTATTGCTCCACAAGATCTACATTCTCTTTCTGTAAATAATAAATGTTGTAATGAAAACTGGTCTTCTATATCCATTAGTACCCCAGCATGTATTCTACGTCAGCATATGGATTTCCATAACCATCTGTATACCAAATATTTCCATCTTCGTCTACAAATTTTTCTTCAATGTCAGAGATTCCATCTGATATAAATCCAAAAGGTGCCATGTCTTGTTCGATTTGATTCTTCTGTTCTTCGTAGATTCTTTTACGAACATCGTTATCAGTCATTTCCTTAAAATAGGGTTGAACTGCCAACCACGCAAAAAGAACCAGACACATCACGAGGTCATCATTGTATCCGTCATCAGCTTCAAACGATTGATTTTTTTGAATAAACGTTGTCAACTCACTAATAATTTCATAATCAGAAATCAAAAGTTTGTCGTCTTCAATTAATGTCTTTAGGTTAGAACAACCAACCTTCTTAGTAACCTTAGACATTTTTAAACCTAGCTGAGATTTAGTACCAGAAAATCCTTGACCTACGATTTGACCCGCTCTACCTCGCATGGCACACATTAGAATGTTAGGATACTCTAAGTCATAGTGTAAAATGTTTGTTACCTGCTCACCAATATCATTGACTTCTGCTAAAATATATGCTCGGTTGTAATTGTTCGCAACTTGTTCTATAATATTTGGAAACAAAATAGGTTTGATTTCGTTATTTCTATATTTGGAAACTACTTTCCAGGGAAGGGTTGTGATATCAAATACGACGAAAGCGGAGTAATCGTTGTTGGTTCCACGGGATACATCAACTGTTACAATATAGTCGTGGTCTTGCTTTACCTCTTCGTATACTTTAAGACCTTTACTGTTATCTTGTATAGGGTCTTCAAAGACCATAGACCTTAACTTAGAAGCAGAGATAAGAGTATCAACCGAACCTAAGAACTCACATTCAAACTCTTGCGTAAACTGCCTCTCTGAGGTGTTTCTAATAGTCTCTTGCTTCCACTCTTCATCTCTACCAGGAACAGCACTCCAATGAACTTCAAGGGGCACGTAACCGTTTCTACCACGCTCTGCGTCATGCCATAGCTTGTAGAACATATTCATACCCTGTGGGGTAGAAATGATAATAACTTTCGTTGTCTTACCAGATGAGATAGTAGGATACACAGAGCTGAAAAACTGCTCTGCCATGTGGTTAGGAACGAACGCAAATTCGTCAAGGAAGATGATGTTAAAAGAGTTTCCTCGGACCGCTGATGATGATGTAGAAGCAGCGATGATCTTAGAACCGTTATCTAGTTCCAGTGAACCTTTGTTCCACGCTATGATACCTTGCTGCATCCACCTAGGAAGGTTTTCATAAGCAAGCTGTAAACGAGACAGAAGTTCTCTTGATGTTTCTGCTTTGTTTGCTAGAATAGCAATCTTGGTGTTGTCGTTAAAGACAGCATAATGAAGTAGATAAGAAATAACAGTTGTTGATTTACCAGTTTGTCTAGGAAGCTTTGCGATATTAAATCTATTATTATGAAAATTATGGATTAATTTCTCCTGAAAGTCATACATCTCAAAAGGTATGAGACCTTCATCGAGTGAGATAATTTTCATATATGTTCTAGCAAAATACACTGGATCATCTTTACATTTGATGAACTCTTGTATTTCTTTTTTTGTAAAACTGATTGGTGTATTTGCTTTTTTTAAATTTGGATTACCAAGATAGACAGCATCAGACATAACAATATTAATTTTTTCTCTCCCAAGTATTTAGATTTTCTAATCTTTTCTTCCATGTGTCACCTTTTGTTTCGCCCCACATAGGATTGATACATTCATTTTTTTCTATAGTATTACACACTAAACCAGCAAGATCTAATTCGTTGCCTTTGTTTCCTGTACCAGTCCAGTAATGCTGTCCACCGATCCAACATGCGCCACATTTAGGGCAGGTTTTAGTATCCATTTTAAACTTCCTCTCCTAGAACGTCTACGTGGTGTTTATCGTCTGAAAATATTTTAGACCAAAACATCATACAAAATAAACCAATCAACTCTTTGTCAAGATCAGGTAATTTATCTAAACAAAAAAGTTTTTTAATCCATTTATAAGATTGGTAATTTGTCAAATCAGTATTACCGCTAGAATTTTTATAGTACATAATTAATTTTTCTAAAGGCCAAAACCAAAGTAAATCACATTCAATATTATGTTTAATTTTTCTTACACTTTCTAAAATATTTTCATAAGATTCCATTTCATAATGATCTAAAAGCAAAACATCGCATTTGGATTTATACTTAGAAGCATCGGTAATAATAATTTCAACTCTAGGATCTTTTAAAAATGGAGATTCTATTATTTTATGATAATTTAAAACACTTTCATTTTTTTCTATAATAGTTAATTTAGTAACTTCTGGTTTTGTTAAAATCCAATTCTCTCTAACACCAAATCCCATACCAGTGACAATGACATGTCCTCTAGCAAAATAATAATGAGAAAATAATTCATAAGCTTCAGCATGAGAGTTCATGTTATAATACATAAACTGTTGCCCATCGATTTTTAAATAGTATTGAATATTATCTTCTGTTTCTATTTCTGCATTACCATACTTGCCAGGGACAAGTATTGGACTGGTATAATTAAAATGTTCAAGTAACGATATCATTTTTAAACAGTATTATATAGGAAAAAAAATGTTTGTCGAGTAACAATTAAAACATTTAATGTCAGCAATTCCACGCACGAAGCGATTTAGATAGACGGTCTTCCCCAGTATTATTGCTATCTTTTTGTCTCTTACGCATTCCTTTCATTCTAGCACAAAAGCTCTTCCTGCGGGGATTTCCAACCTTTTTTGAAGGTGCCTTAAGGTCGCTTCCAGGATTCTCACGCTCGTAAGATTTTCTTCCCTTTTCATTTAAACCACCTTCGGAATTTTTACCCGATTTTTTAGTCCAAGCAGCCCCCTCTTCTAAAGAAGTTTCGTATGCTTTTAGCTGCTCTCGTAACTCGGTAAATGTTTTCACGATTGATATGAAACCGCCACTGCTCTTATGTCATTATTTGCAGCATAGATTTTTTGAGTAGGCAATTTTCTGATAACTAATGATTGACCAGGAGCTACACTAAAACTTGCTACTGTTGTTGGCGATGCTGCCCCGTCGGTAATTGTTACTAGATGAGTTGTGTTACTTTGAGCATCGTGAATTAAACGAACTTCAGTAGCATCTCCAATTGTTGAAGCACCGCCAGCAGTTGTTGCTAGGGCACTTTCGGTTCCTAAAATTTTGAGTCTCATACGATGTACCTTTTATTTTTATATTTATTCTTCTACTTTTCCACGCTTCAACATTTTTTGAAGATCTGCTGTAGTACCAATAAACATAGTATTGTTAACTGTAGTGGGTCCTGCTTTTTTATCTTCCTTACCTAGACTTTTCATTTTGTGTTGAAGGTCTATAAGCTTATCAGTTATATCAGAAACTTGTTTGATAGCATTTACCGCAACTTCATATGCCCTGGGATGCCCTGACTCTTGTGCTACTTCAAGCGCCCCCTGGACCGCTTCCTGCCCCTGTGAGAGGAGACGATATAATTCGCCTCTGGTATACTCGTAGTCTTTTTCGGCGTCTTGTGAGACCTCCTGGGTGCCTTTGGTGATGGGAATCATTTGCGCCATTTCTGTACTGTCCTCATCAATGGCAATATCCAAAATTTCTTCCATATTTTTATCGAATGATTTACTCATAGTAATGTAATACCTTCATTAAATCCAAAATCATCATCTGCCAATAACAACGCATTATCAGCAGCGTTAATAACTCCATCATTATTTTGATCTGTTAATGCTTTTGCTTCAACGTCATAACGCAGAGCACGCTTATGCTGTTGAAAATCTCCAATGCTTTCAAAAACCGTTGCCTTGCGAATAATTTCTGCTTCGGTTACTGGACCATAAACATAACTTTTTACAGTAAATTGTAAAGTATATACAATACTTCTACGAGTAAGTAGGTCATCTTCATATTCATCAGAATAAGAAATACCATTTAAAATAACTGGTAAATCTTTTTTCTCTCCCATTTCTGATATCATATTTACTGTAACCATAAATGCTGGTTGAAAAAATGGAAGAATCTGTTCTAAAATTTGTAGAGCATCATCTTGATTTTTTGAAAGAATACCTAGCTCAAAACCAATGTTATATGGGACGGGCATATATTGAACTTTAGTGCTCGTGCCATCATCTGCCTTTAAATATTTTTGAATAGGACTTGTTTTTCTTTGCGAGTCATAATTAATATCAGTAACCTCGAAAGAAATACGTGGCATAGAGATAGCAATTTTTCTATCAACATCTGGATTTTGCTCTAAACGTGCCAAAAATTTATCTTTAGGACCATATGCTAAAGCAACTTTCTCGCGCTCTAATTCGATACCTGTCTGTGGGTCTTTGCGAATAACTTGAATATTATTAAACAGTGTGCCGAAAGCAGTTACCGTTTTTTTAATACAAGAGTGATAGTAGTGTGTGCCTAACATCAGAAGCTACCTGTAATATTTCCAAATTCGCCAAACGGATTGCCTTCTTGGAAGTCAATAATATCATTGGCTTTGTCTTCATAATATTTATTCTGTGCATTATTATACTTAGTAATATCAAAGTCAATTGTTGAGAAACTATCAACTTGCCAAATCGCTCCGCTATCATCTCCTTCTACTGCGGTATTAATTCTAAACTGACCCTTAACATCAGTGACTCGCAGTTTGCGTAAAGCGGCATTCCATTCAGCAACTTGAGCAGACACTGTTACTGGTGCCCCATCTACAGTATATGTTTGTTCTATTTTTTCTCCAACTATAAACGTACCTGTTCCACCTGTCTTTAGATAAATTGGGAATACATTAGAATCTCTGCCATAGTCATCAAGTAGTGCATCGTTTGTTTCAAACTGAGCGTTACCAGCCTGCCATAGCTCAGCAGTCATTCGAAAAATATATTGATTACCCAACTGATAGAATGGTTCTTCGCGCTCAACAAATTTAATTTCGTAAAGGTTATTTGTTAATGGATAGTAAATTAAATCTCCCTCGTTTGGTCTGGTTTGAACTGTGGTATCAATAAGTGGATCAACATAACTTAACCATCTACGTTTTGATATCGCAAATGTAATTTCATCAGTAATTTTTAATCCAAACTTAGATAACATTTCTGATGGAGAACCAAATCCTTCCACATTAATCAAAAACATTTCAACGACAGCAAACTCTTCAAACCTCGACAGAATCAAGTCACTCATTGTTTTATCAATGATTTTTTTTCTTGGAATATATTTACAATCAGCACCAAACAGAAAAATCTGCTCGTCTACTAAATCTTGTACTAAATTCTGTTCTGTGTCTCTTCCGCCAAAGTCGGGAAAATAAGTACTAGTTGCCATTATCCGATTGCATCAAGTGGTGGTAATTCGTAATCAGAAATCATTTTGCTTTCTAATTCTTCAATTTCTTTTACAGCATCTTCATAAATTTGGCGCCCGTTAAGTGATACGCCACCAGGAAGTTGAACGTTGTTAAACTTGATAAGATTCTGCCCCCACTGGCGTTTAATTAAGGCAGTTGTATACTTTTTAAGAAAGCTGTCATTATATACTTCAGTCCAAGTTTGTGGATCCAATGCTCTGTAGCAATCGATAACAAGATATGAATCTTCGTGTATTCTATTTACATCTATATCAATGTATAATCTATCCTGTCTTTTATTGAATCGATACTCAACAAGAGCACCAGTATTAATAACCATATCCAAGGTTTCAAAATACTGCTTAATCATATAGTAATTTGTCATATCAAAATTACCATAGGAAAATGTTCCACCTGATGAGATGGAAAATAAATCCATTAGGTAATACTGGTTAGATAATCCAAACAAACTGTTTCTCACAAAGTTTGAAGATACTCCAAATACTTTTTGAATTCCCATTACATGTTCTGGAATTTCAATAAAATTCTTTCTAGTTTCCCATACTGCTTCGTCTGGATTTGTAGTAATACTAGTTTCATCTGTAGATCGAAATCTAGTTACATCATTGGCAGTTAACTTATGCTTTAAATAAGTTCTTTCCATTCCATCAAAATGACGCTCATTGAAATACTGTAAAGCATCATCAACGCAATCATCTAACTGAGATGTTGCTACGTTGATTTGGAGAATTGGTGCTCCTAATTTACGTAAACAAAAATCAATCAACTCTTGTCTAGTAGCTGGTCTTGATGCCGACATGTATCACCCGCAAAAAATCCCTTCTTAAGTATTTATAAGAAGGGAGTATAGGGATATATTTATATACTTATTGTACTACTTCAGTTGGAGTAGTTTCTGCTGGTTCTTCTTCTGGAGGACTCAACAGTGCTATAGTTTCTAATCCACCTTGAAGTTTCAATTTATATTCTTTTGCTTTTGCTAGATTTGCTTCTAGTTCAGAAATTTGCTTTTCTGCTGCAGCAAGTTGTTCTTCAAAATTCTTTTTGAGTTGTTCAGTATCCATGTTTGTTTATGTAAAATGATGTGACTGATTTATTTATACACTTCCATAAAGTATACCATAGTATGTCTTATATCGGTTATCCACCTATGACTTATTGCCGAAGCATGATATACAGAACCATCATATAAAATTAATCTATTAAATTTTGCTGGTAAAAATCCAATTTTATCATTGTCTTCAGAATTTACCCACCCGCCAAGTGTATAATGTAAACCATGTTTCCTAAAAATGACTGTACCATCATAGTCTTCATATTCTTTATTAAGATATGATATAGCAGCTATTACATTATCTCCATCAACATGTGGAGCATAAAATGAATTTTTATGTTTATTATAATATTCTGGAGTTGTGTTAAATAAATTATTTGCTATATGAAACAATCTTTCTTGTGAGATATCAACTGGATTTAAGTTAAAGCATTTTAAAACTATATCTTCTAAAATATTTGTAAAAAATGGTTTTTTGTAAAAAACAAAATGAGATCTACCATCATAGTAATCTATTCCATTGTTAGCGTTATCATACGCTCCAGGTAATTTTACAGTTGGTGTTTTTAAAGCTAACTCATATATTTTATCAGGATACATCCAAAAATCATCAATAACTAAGTAATCCCCCCACGAATCTCTATAAACTTCAACGTTAAAATTATTTACAGAAAAAATATCTAGATCTATTATTTCTGGTAGATTTAAATTATTCATACAAATCTTGGTCCGACAACCCAACCAACTAAAGATTTTCTAAGACCACTTTTTATTTTTAATACTCTATGTTTTAATGAACTATCAAATACTGTAATAACACCACGTTCTTTTGGAACAGTTAGTAATTCATTACTTGATGATGTTAATATTTGAACAGTACCACCTTCATATTCATCTGGATCCGACAATTGTAATATAAAAGAAAGCTTTCTTGTCATGCCATTTGGATCTGGGCTATCAGTATCGTTATGCCAATTATAAAATTCTCCTTCCGTATATGTTGTATATTGTATAGTATTATCTTGAAATGAAGCGATATTATATTGAAAATTATCTTTATTTGCTATATCTACAAAATAGTAACACAGAGCACCTATCCAAGTTGTTGTTGGAATAAATTTAACTTTACTTTTTCTTATATTTAAATTTACACGATTACCTACTGTTCCATAATCTAAAGTATCTTCATTTACATCATAAGATCGTGGTAATTCATTTTCTATAATATCTACCATTTCTTTTGGAAGTCCAGTACTTACCCAATACATGTCAAATTTTTCTGTTACTGAATTAAATCTAAGCATCGCTTTTCTCCATGAAAGATTCTAATACATCTTGAATATAAATATCGCCTTCACTACCATCATATTGAAATACCATAGTCAATCTTCCTTGGGATTCAGATAAGCACGTAGAAGGTCTAGATCCGTGATATAAAGATGATGGGGCAATAACAACTCTACCTGGCTTGGGCAAAACTGAAATTGTAAAATCTGGGTTCTCTGATTTAGAAAAATATGTATCACCTCCCCAGTGTTGTTCCCATTTAACATTTAAATATATTATAAAACTAAGCCCATGTGGGGTTTCATAGTTATCTCTGTGGGTGTCACAGAAATCTAATTGTTTAAATAAATTAATTAATACTCTAGAAAAATTTGGAATTTTAAAAGGAAAACTTACTTGTAGTTTTTCCAAAACCAAATTTACCACCTCATCATCTTGTTCTGGAAAGGATGTAAAACTAACAATTCGATGTGTTACATCGCTAGTTAATCTATAATTTTCTAATTTATATGCCCAATTTTCTAAAAATTCAATTTCTTCTGGTAAAAAAATATCATCTACAATAATAATATCTTCAATGTAATTAACTCTCATAATTTTTATTCATTAAAACGACTATAAATGCTCCGAAACCATCCAGTTAAAATATATTTGTTTTTTGTAAATACTGTATTACCTCTATGTATATGAGTATAAGCAGCGGGCCAAAGAACAATAGTTCCAGCGGTAGGTTTAACTCTTAATTTTTGATGAAAAAATTCTGTTTCTGCTTCCCCATCAGGCATATCGTTTAGATAAATCATCCAGGTTACATGTCTGCTATTAAACCCTTGAGATGCGCCTATTCTTTCAGAGTGCCAAATATGATAACCACCACCAGGAGGTGTTCTCTGCATTTTTACTTCTGAAGATATCAAAGTTGTTGAAGTTAAGTCTGGATATTCTTTAGAATATTCTTCGAATGCTTTTTGTAAATGTTCATAGCAAACGTCAGCTAATCCTTCATCAAGAATATTTAAATATAATGCAATATCACTTCTTCCAGTTTTACCTGATTTAAATTGTTTATCTCCCAAAGATAACTCCACCTTGTCCTCTCCTGCTTCATCTCTTGACTCTTCTGGTAGAAGAGCATAATCCTGAGGAGATAAACCAAAATTCATTAATTTTTTATTCAATGTGAATTCAAACCATTTAATGTATTCTTCACACATTTCTATGGACATAGCATTTTCAAAAATTCCAATGTGATCAATTATTTTCATATTTAATTTGTTAGTTATTAATATTTAGATTAGTTATAAGGCACCAGAAACTGTTCCTGTGTACGAATATGCATATGCTTGATTAGCTCTAACTGCTCTTCCAGCAGCGCCAGGGCTGCCACTGCCGCTAACCGCGCCGCCTGCTTGACCCCAATCACCTCCATTTCCACCACTGTTTCCAGGATTACCTCTATTACCTGCTCCTCCAGTATTTCCCCTTCCTCCTGGATTCCCTGAATTACCTCTGTTCCCAGGGTTTCCAGCATTTCCGCGTGCTCCATTGTTTCCAGGATTTCCGTTATTTCCTCTATTCCCGTTATTTCCTCTAGTAACAACTGATTCACCACTCGAATTGCAATTTTGCCCGTTGCGCCTTATGAATCGTCTGGTCCAGGTGTTAGTGGCGGACTGGACGCCGCCACCACCAGGATTACCACCGCCACCACCACCAGCACCACTACCAGGGTTGCCATTGTTGCCACCACTGCCAGGCCATGAAGTTGGAGAAGGATTGCCAGCATTTCCTGGATTTCCTGGATTCCCAGGATTGCCAGGGTTACCAGCATTTCCGCCACTACCTCCAATTCCTCCACTTAGATAATTATATCCTCTTCCTCGTCCCCCAGCTCCACCAGATCCACCAGGACCACCAGGACCACCAGATCCTCCACCACCACCATTTCCACCACTTCCGCCAGGTCCACCCCTTCCATTGTTTCCAGGGTTTCCAGGATTTCCGCTATTACCTCTATTACCTCCGTTGCCTCGGGCTCCTCCAGGACCAGTAACAGTTCTATTTCCAGAGTTTGACGTTGACGTTGTACGACTGCAGTTGGCACCCCCACCTCGGCCAAAAGTTCCAGACCACCTGACGGTCGTTCGATCTGGCCTCGAAAGTGAATTAGCGTTTCCAGCGTTTCCAGGGTTTCCAGGGTTTCCAAATGCTCCAGCAGTTCCACCATTCGCCCCATTTCCATTACCACCAGTATTCCCAGGATTCCCACCAGATCCAGGATTCCCAGCAGATCCAGTATTACCAGGATTCCCAGGATTCCCAGTACCGCCCCCGCCGCCGCCACCTCTAATAGATCCACCAGATCCAGATACTCTATATCCAACAACAGAAATTAATATGGCGTCACCACCAGGATTTCCAGCAGCTCCAGGATTACTACCCCCAAAACCTCCATCACCATAAATGTTTCCACTATTAATTTGAATATTAACATTACCAGCTACAGTTCCTGTTCCAGATGATAATGCTGTATTTGCAGCTGAGCTAGCGCCAATAGTTCCACTAATTATTAGGCGCTTCGGAATTACTTTATCGTAGTTACTATTCCATAGAGTTAACGAGGAAACAGTAACGTTTACGTCAGTGCCAGTTTGAGTAACTACAGATTCTTTTATTGTGTTTCTAAATTTACTAGCTGAAATATTAGAATTTGTTGTTGGAACAGCAGCATTTTCAGTAGCATCATAAATGAATGGTGCCGAAGTATTATTAACAGTTTTTCTTTTTAATTCACTGTACGAAATCGGACCAGATGTTACTTCTTTATATGTATTTCGTAGGGAAGAAAGAGAAATTGGACCAGTCCCCCCAAAATTTTGAGTTGTCGCTGAGTTGAATCCCATATTACTTATTCTTTAAGGTTTCTACTTCTTGCTTCAATTCTTTAATCGCTTCAATTAACAGAGGAACTAATCTTTCATATTTAATTGCATAATAACCATTATCTCTTTGAGTTACAATTTCTGGTAATACTTCTAGAACATCTTGAGCAATTACTCCAGCTTCTCTTAAAGTTTGATCCTTTCCTTCTGCCTTATCATTCCAGTTGTAAGTTACACCAGAAATCTTATCAACTTTATTTAGAGCATTTTCAATAGGTTTAACATTTACTTTCAATCTGCTATCAGATGTGGCGAATGCAGTAATATCATCATTACAAGTGAAAGCACCTACATTGCTAATCGTAGCAACATCTGTACCACCTCTACGGAATTTAACAACTTCGGCACTACTACTACCAGCATTAATATACCATCTGTTTGAATGATACTCTATCTTTCCTTCATTAGCAGCAGCATCTCCAGTCCAATTAGCAGTAGTATCTTGACGGAAGGAACTAGTTCCCCCTAGACGTAAAACACTATTTGTACCACTAGTGAATGTGAACTGAGCACTGCCAGCAAGACTACCACTATTATTATATTGAACTTGTGTATTGGATCCTCCAATATCAAATAATGCCCACTCAAGACCAGAAGCAGTTGATTTAATAAATTTACCAGCACCAGTATTTGCTAAGTAGGTAGTTACTCCACTTCCAGATTGATAAGGAACACTACCAGCAGCACCACCAGCAAGATTAGTGGCAGTTGTTGCTGTGGTTGCATTTCCTGTTAGAGCAGCAGTAATTGTACCAGCACTAAAGTTACCACTCGCGTCTCTAGCAACGATGTTTGTGTTACCACTTGAAGAAGCATTAACATTAATAGTTCTTGCTGTTCCTCCATCAAAGGTAGAACCAGAATTGTAACTTAAGAAAGTTCCTAGAGATAGAGCAGCAGCTGTAGAAGCGGTAATAGTAATATTAGCACTACCATTGAAAGATACTCCATTTATATTTCTGGCAGTTTGTAGCGTCGTGGCAGTAGTAGAATTACCAGTTAAATTAGCGGTAATAGTGCCAGCAGAGAAATTACCATTGTTATCTCTCTTAACAAGAGTATTATTAACATTTAATGTAGCAACTGGATTATTACCTGTGTGGAGAATAGTATACTTAGTTGAAGTACCAACAGACCAACCACCCCAGAATAGATCATTGGTAGCACCATCAAGACCAAAATAACCAGCGTAATCTCCAGTTACATGGAATGTAAGGAAGGCATCTCGACCAACAGTATCATTTACAATTGTAAGTGTCTTATTACCAGTTCCAACACCTTGATCACCACTTTCAGTATTAATAACTACTTTGTTGCCAGCGAGAAGATTTAAATCTCCTGACATGGTATCGCCAGTTTTTAATACGTTTAGAGAAGCAGCTCCAGTTAACGTGGCGGTAATAGTACCAGCTTCAAAATTGCCAAGAGAATCACGCTGAACAGCGGTACTAGCATTGTTTAGTGCTGAGAAAGTAATATTACCTTGGTTCCAAATTATATTACTGTTTATAGAAACAGAGTTAGCATTTGATGCTAGAATGTTTAAAGAACCAGATCCATTTGTTGAGTTACCGCCAGAAACAGCAAGACGTACATTGTATAAACCAGCAGGAGAGCTACTAGATCTAAAATCAATTACTGGGACAGAAGCAGTTCCATCAGTTCTTCCAAGTGATAATCTAGCAGTTCCAGAAGACGATTCTAGTTTAGCAACGTCAAATGTTCCAGCAAAATCACTGATATTATAATCATTAATAATTTCATTTGTTTGAGTATTACCAATTCTGAAAGCATCAACAATGTTACCAGAAAGTAATCTACCAGTTAAAATACTATAATCTAAAGTATCATCAATATTATTGAAAGTTGTTACATCAACAAGTTCAAAATCACCAACTTTAATACCAATAGCATCAAACAAATCAATTGTTAATCCAGCAACAAATGGTGCTTCTGAAAGAATCTTGCCAGAAATATAGATGCTATAGAATGTTTGAGAAATATAATTTTTTATAGTTAAGCTAGTATTGACTCTTGTTGCGTCTAAGAAAGAGGAAAGGTGAGAAGGACCAACAATACCAGAGTTAATATTATAACCATTTTGATAGAATACACCTTGTCTGCCATCAAGTACGTCGGCGTCTAGTCCAGTGCCAACACCATCATTGATAGATGTCCAAACCTTTGCCCAAGAACCGAATGTCGAAACACCAGTTCCAGAACCACGGATCCACAGGTTATTGTTATCAGTGAAAGCAAGTTGCCTTACACCACCACCAGAAGCATCCGTAGAGGTTCCAAATTGTCTGTATGTAATAACACCGTGCCTGACTCCACCATCAGAAAGACCGTCAGCAGTATTGTTTCTTGTATCAGCAACAATACCTTCATTAAATGTTGATGGTGAAGGAGAAGAAGATGGATTATTTACTTGAGTAACTAATCTTAAAGTATTAGCAGAATTCCCAGCAATATCAATACCATACAAACCGCTGCCTAGTTTATCTGGACCAATCGAAAGATTGATTAGATTTTGACCATCTCGGTAGAAAAGCCCTTGCTGACCATCAAGTAAGTCAGCATCAAGTCCAGAACCTGTTCCTGTCTTAAGTTCTATTGAACCATCGCCAGATGTTCCAATATTGAATTGTGATTTTTTGAATCTAGCAACACCAGTATTTCCATATTCATTTGCTGCGAGTGTCTTATCATCAACACGTTTAATATCAATTCCTACATTAGCAAAATTCTTTACGCTAGTATTGACTTTACAATCTAAAACAGCATTAGCTCCAAAACCAAGAACGACTGGCATCTGTACGATAGAAAAATCTGCCGAATAACCAGTTCCTCCACTAGTCACTAAAACAGAAGTTATACTTCCTCCAGTAACAGTAATAATTCCTTTTAACCCAGTACCAGTGCCACCAGATAAAGCGACATCAAAATAAACACCATCTGCATAAGAAGATCCCCCAGAAGTTATTATAACTTTATCTACAAAATTACTTAATGTAAATGTAGAATCTAATAGAACAGGAGATTCTGGTCTATTAAATTGAATAACAGTATTCTGTGGAATCAGTTGAGTTACGGATGTTGAAAGAGTAACAACTGTGAAAGAGACATTATCTACTATAGTCACAAATGTGTTTGCCACAGTTGTTCCTGCTGGTATACCAGGAGCAGTGACCTCATGCCCAATTAAAATATTATTATTTAATTTAAATTTCAATACATTTTGACTATTAGATGTTTGATCTGTTGTAAAATCAAAATATCTTCGTTCTGCTGGTTTGATGGATTGTACAGCAGCAGCAAAAGAAGAATCTCCTCTTAAGAATGTGAAGGAGTTTGCTTCTCCAGCATTACCAGCAAGTCTTGAAGTTGAAATAATTCCTGATGTAATATCTTGGGCAGCAATTGAAGATGTTGAAAGAGATACCCAGTTACTTGCATTTGATCCAGATGTGTTTACAGTTCTAGTGACAGGAACTGTGACAGGAACTGCGTTGGTAGATTTAATTGTATCACTGTCAGTAATTTTAATATTATTAGCAATATCAATATAAACACGAGATTCAATTAACGCAACAGCTGTCGCTTGTGTTCCACCAACTCCAGGAGCAGAGAAAGTAACTGTTGGTGGTGTAGTATAACCAAATCCTCCAATATAATTATTGTTCGATACTATTTTTACTGTAACTACTTTACCATTTACAACAGTACACGTAGCAGCAGCAGAAACTCCCCCAGATTGTTCTGGTGCAGTAATACTCACGGAAGGTGGAATTAACTCACTGTACCCAGAACCTTGATTAATAATATTGATTTTGAATACAACACCTTGACGATATTCTGTTATTTCTCCTTGACCAGTAGAAACACTACCAGTTAGAAACTCACCTGACGCAAATTGTAAAGTAGTATTTACAGCAACAGCAACAAACTGGCTTTCTAAATCATTGTTTAAAATAAATGACGTAGTTGATCCAAGTTCGATAGCAATATCACCAGCAAGTGGACCTTCTAAAGCAAGTCTTTCCGTTGTATTTTGAATTGTAAATACGTTGAATGGTCTTAGAGCTGGAATTTGATCTAGAGAAATCTTACCAGAATCAGTAAGTTCTACAAGGTTTCTTGGAACAGCGTTAGTTGAATATGGTTTGTTAAGGTATTGACCTAAGTTATTTGAAATGTAATCCTTAATAGCTTTCTGCGTTGAAATTTTTGTGTCAGAAGCAAAGTTTCCTCCTAATGTATTTGAAGCATCAAATCCAGTAACAACAACGTCGCCACCTTTCAACTTAAGGAATTCAACTTCCGAGATCGAAACTGTACCAGTGAATGTAATATTACCAGTTCTGTTTTCAATCTTAGCAAAGTAACCTACTTTGAAGTCACCAAGTTCATCAGTACCAGAAGTATAAACACGTCCATATTCTTGAGATACTTGTTCTAATGCTTCATTTTTAATACCACCATTTTCTGGGAGTGCTCTATAGTCGTTACCAGATCCAGCATATTCCCATGTGTGAGAAGACGAGTTGACAATAGAGGGTCTGTGTAGACGAACTTGCTTACCTACAAGCTCAGCATTACCGACAGTGATTGGTTGACCATTGCTCTTTCTCTTAAGCAGGATTGCCTCGTTAAGATCAATAGTTGAAGTAAATGGAGGACCAACTGTAGTTTGTCTTACTCCTTCAATAAAGTATTCAATATTAGAATTTTGGTTTTCGTAATCAGCAAATTTAACAATATAATGCTCAAGTGGTTCTCTACCAAGACCGCCAACTGTAAATACAGTTCTACCTGTAGCAGTTGTAGTAACATTGGTGATAGTTCCTATATCAAAAGAATATGGCTCTAACCTAAATCCTTTAGCTCTTAGAGCAAACGTACCAAAGTTTGTAGCAGAGTTTGTAACAGAAGCATAACCACCAGTATCAGCAAAGATACCATCTTGAGCAAATAGAACGAACACAGAAACTAACTGTGTGTAACCATCATTTACAATTCTATAACCAGTCCCACCAAATGAAATGATAGTGAACTGGGCAGCAACCATTGACTTACCCTGATTTGGGAAAGTAGCTTTGGGCGCAGCGGATCCAATTGCTGGATTTAGACCAGGGCGAGGGCAGTTTGGTTGTCTTACTTTATCACCATCAATCTCACAACCGCCACCACCAAGGAACGAAATTACAGAAGCGTTTTGAATGTATGGTGATGCTTCAATAAATGGTAGATCTGCCCAGGTGGCATCTATGCTAACTCTCTTATTGTCAGCATCATAAATTGTATTTTCTGGATATACAACTGTTGGATTATAAAGAGTTCCATAACTCTTAGTAACTACACTACCATTTGCTAAGATATCATCTAAAATAGCAAATGATGTTGTGATTGCTGTAGCAACATTAGCACATGTTGGAGTATTTGGATCAACAATAGTTGTCGAATCAATAAATTGTGGAGCAGTAGCAAATTCTGGAACAAAAACAGGACCAGTGCCATTACCTGTCTTCCAATTTCTCATAGCAAGAATAGCTAAATCTCTTACTTTTATAAATGCCTGTCTAGTAGGTAGTATTTGATCTGCTGGGAGTCCTGTTAGAGCATTTCCAGTGTAATAAGATTCTCCAGCAGTAACTATTCCAGCGTTGCCTCCAAGAATTAAATCTCTTCTAAGTGCTCCAAGAATTTTTCCGATGTCTCTACGGCATTTTGTTGTTGTGGTAGTTAAGAAAGAACCTTCATTAACAGTAGGAAGTGAATTAAGATTACCCGCAGAAATAGCAGTAGTAGCAATAGCAATAAGAGTACCAATGCTATTACGTACATCAATACAAGATTCTGAATTATTATTATTGTTTAGTTCTCCTTGAGTACCAAAACCAAAACCTGGATTTGTTGGTAGATATCCTGGGTTTGGATCTCCAGTGATTGTTAGATCTTTTGCGTATAACTGATTGGTTACAGCTAATCTCATCACATCTCTAGCCTTATTAAAAGCAGTGATAGATTGAGATTCTTCGTTTACTAATCCGTTTGAAAGTGGAATTGTATTGGTTATAAAATATCTCTTGACAGCTCTAATTATATTCTTATTACCACCGTCATAAAGGTCAGAAGCAACAGCATCAACAATGATACCAATGTCTCTACGGCACTTACTTTCGCCAGCAATATAAGTAGTAACAGTTTGAGCGGGAAGACCAGTTAAATTACCAGCAGTAATTCTGTCAGTAATCAATACAGTTGAGTTGACTATTGCTGATTGTATGTCAGAACAAGCGGTAGAAGATGTATTAGGTACGACTCCTCCTCCACCACCAAAGTTAGCAGGACCAGGAGTAACAGTGAGATCCTTGTAGAACAAACCGTTAGTAACGGCTTTTTTCATTACATCTCTTGCTTTGTTAAAAGCAACTACAGATTGTGCTTCTTCATCTACTAATCCATTACTAATAGGAGCGTTGTTATTAAAATATTGAAGAACAAATTTTCTTGAATACTTATTACTTCCAGAGAAAAGATCTAAAGAAACAGCATCAACAAAAATGCCCAAGTCTCTGCGGCACTTAATATTACCACTTGCTTTTCTTACAGCAGGAAGACCTGAGGTATTACCAGCTTGAAGTGTGGTTGTAAGAATAGCAATAAGGGTGCTAACAGCACTTCTAACATTAGCACATGAAGATTCGCTAGTATTTGATAGTGTATTAGGATCTGCTGTGATGGTTGTGTCCTTAACATATAATTGATTTGTTAGGGCTCTGTTCATCCAATCTCTTGCTTTGTTAAAAGCAACTACTGATTGACTAATTTGACCTGCCAATCCATTTGATAGTAGAGTAGTGGAATTTGTAAAATATCTTAATGTGTGATCAATAATTCTTGAGTTACCGCCTGTTTGGAGATCGTAAACAATAGCATCAACAATGAGTCCAATATCTCTGCGGCACTTAGCTTCTCCAGCAGGAGTTACACTTTCGCCAGTAGTAATTACTGGAAGAGCATTAGTGCCATTGATATCACCAGCAAGTATTCTTGTCTGAGCAATAAGTGCTAATGTTTCTATTGCTATTTGTACATCAGCACAAGCAGCAGCATTTCCTGATTGTAAAACAGGAATGTTGGGACCAGGAACTCCATATGTAGCAGTGCTAGAAGTTATGGTAAGATCTTTGATAAGAAGTTGGTTAGTTATAGCCTTCTTCATCATTTCAGTTGCTTTGGTAAAAGCAGTATCAGATTCGAGTTCTTCCCCAGCTAATCCATTGACAATTTTAATACCAGTTTGTGGATTGAAGTATAATTTAGTAAATGCTACAGTAAATTGATTTCCTCCATCATAGATGTCTAGACCAATAGAATCAACAAATAAACCAATATCACGCTTACATTTTGCTTCGCCAGGAGTTACAAAAGAATCTCCATTTGTTACGGTTGGTAAAGCATTATCACCATTAATATTACCAGCAGTAATTCTAGTAGTAACCAGAGTGGTTAATGTTAATAACGCTGCTTGAACATCAGCACAAGCTGTTGGATCAGTATTAGAAACTATCGCCCCTCCTCCACCAAAATTAGCAGGACCAGCAGTAATACCGAGATCCTTATATGCTAATTGATTGGTTACTGCTAACTCACATTGTTCTCTAGCTTCATTGAAAGCAAATACTGATTGTGCTTCTTCGCCAGATAAACCATTAGAAATAGCAATACCACTTCCATCAAAGTACAGTTTAATAAATCCAATTGTATATTGATTTCCTCCAGTTATCATGTCAAGAGAAATAGCGTCAACGAAGAGACCAATATCTCTCTTACACTTATTGATATCCCCTCCAGGAACAGTGAATCCAGGGAACTGTGCTTGCGTTGAATCAAAAGCAGCATTAATAATTTGTGTTCTGTTCTTCTGAATTAAACGATAACCATCTTTAAATCTAGATCTAGCATTAGTTTGAGCATCCCCAGGATAGAAGAAATCGGGGTGATCAACAGCAATTTGTGCTGCTCCTGTATCGATAATTTGTTGGCGATTCTGTTGAATTAATCTATAACCATCTTTAAATCTAGATCTAGGTCCAGTTTGTGGATCACCAGGATAGAAGAAATCAGGGAACTGAATAGCAATTTCAGCGGCAGCTCGTACCTTGATTTCTTCTTTATTAGCTCTAATTAAATCAACAGAATCAAGATATCTGCTTTGATAATCTCTATTAACATTTGGTAGACCAGTTAAGTTACCAGCAGTTAATCTAGCAGTAATAATTGCTGTTAAGTTAGAAATATAAGTTTGAATATCAGAGCAAGCAGTGGAATCAGTATTTGGTACTGTAGCTACACCAGAAGCATAAACAGCAGACCCAGGAGTGACCGTTAGATCTTTAGCAAACAACTGGTTGGCGACTGCTAACCTCATTTGATCTCTTGCTTTATTGAAAGCAGTATTCGACTCAGCAATTTCATTAACCAGACCATTTTGAAGTAGAGTTGTGGGACTAGTAAAATATTGCTTTAAGAAATTAATAGAATTTGAATTACCACCTAAGAATACGTCAAGAGATATAGCATCAACAAAGATACCAATATCTCTCTTACACTTAGCTTCTCCAGGAGGAACAGTAGTTGATACTGATTCAGCAGGAAGACCAGTTACGTTACCAGCAGTAATTCTATCAGTAATAATTAGTGTTAAACTTGTAATAGCAGTTTGAACATCTGAGCAAGCAGTAGAATTAGTATTACTAACATTACCGCCCTCGCCATAATTAGTAGGACCACTAGTGACAGTGAGATCTTTGATTGTCAGTTGGTTAGCAACTGCCTTTTTCATTTCATCTCTTGCTTTATTAAAAGCAAGAACTGATTCTGCTTCTTCTCCTACAAGACCATTTGTAATAGGAGTGCCATTATTGAAGTATGAAAGAACAAATTGACGACTGTATACATTTCCGCCAGCTTGAGCAATGTCTAGAGATACAGAATCGATGAAGATACCAATGTCTCTTTTACACTTAGCTGTATTTGTTGCGTTGATGACAAAAGATGGGAACGCAGGAGCAATTGCGGCAAAAGCAGTATCAATAATTTCCTGTCTATTTAATTGTATTAATCTATAACCATCCTTAAATCTAGATACAGCAGTTGTCTGAGCATCTCCAGGATAGAAGAAATCTGGATGCTGAACAGCAACTTGAGCAGCAGCACGATCAATAATTTCTTGTCTATTTTGTTGAATTAAACGATAAGCATCAGCATAACGTGAACGCTCATTAGTTTGTAAATCACCTGGGTAGAAGAAATCAGGGAACTGAACGGCGACTTCAGCAGCAGCTGTATCAATAATAGTTTCTTTGTTTTTTTGAATTAGACGATAAGCATCGTTGTATCTGCTTTGAGCATTAGTTTGTGTATCTCCAGGATAGTAAAAATCTGGATGCTCAACTGCTACTTCTGCCAAAGCACGATCAAGAATCTCATCTCTATTATCTCTAATCAGATTAGTAGAATCTTTGTATCTAGCAGCAGAAGGAAGTGGACTTAAGAATAATTGAGGAAAAGCATCTTCAATATATCTTGAAGCTTCTTGTTTAATAAATTCTTGGTTTCTAGCAATTAAATATCCAGATTCTACAAATCTATCAATTTGATTATTAGAAATAATAGCAAGGAATGTATCTGCTAAGTTATTGATAGCAGATGCTACGTTAGCACAATAAGGCCAAACAGGATCAAGTGTTACATCTGGGTCAAAATATCTATCTACATTAGAAAATTGTGGATTATATAAAGCTCCATATTGATCAAGTCTCCAACCTCTCATTGCTAGGATAGTAAGATTCCTGGCAATATCAAATGCTCTAATTGTTTCTGAAAGTTCTGTAGCAATATAACCAACACCAGTTCCTATAACATAATACTTAGCAGCTTCAACGGTGTTATAGTTGCCACCATACTCCATATCACGAACGATAGCATTTACGAAATGACCAATATCTCTAATACACTTTGCTTCATCTGGATTAGTAAATTCTGGAAACTCAGCAATGGTTTGCTTATAAGCTTCGTCCTTGATGAACGCAAGATTATTGGTAATTAAATTTCTAGCATCTTGATATCTTCTAGCAATATAAGGAGTTTCTTCAAATTTATTGGGAGAGTTTAATAATGATAAAGTTACATAATATGAAAAATGGGATACGGTAGCACCAGATGGAGCAAAATTACTATCCGTAAATCCAGGCATGTTATCTTTAGGAATAACAAATCTTCTGGATCTTGAGTCGTCATCAATTAGTACTCCAGTTTTATCTAAATCATAAATTCTTTGAATACCATTTAAGTTTGCTAACGATGCTGGCAAACCAGAAATGAATACTTCCTGCCCTTCATGAAAATCATGAATATTCTCTACGCCTTGTAAATCGTTTGTGTAGAAAATAATACCACCAACTTGAGCTTGTTGTGAACCATCAATTCTAGAAATAGGTATAGTCTTTGTAACATTAGTACCAGTATTAACAACTTCACCTTCTGCTCTAATAGAAGATAAACTTACAAGTGTAAACTGAAATTCTCTCGCCCAATTAGTTCCATTCCAAGTGTAAGTAATACCATCATTTGGATGAATATATGTATCTCCAATTGCAGGAGTTGATGGCCATCCAGTATAGTCTACAGGAGCTTCGATATAATAACGAGCACTTTCTCCCTGAGCAAAAACACCAATTGAAGTTTCGAAATCTACTGATCCTTTTTGATATGCAGTTGGACCTGTAGTAGTATTAAACGTTACTGTTTTAATAATTCCAACGGCGCTGGAGTTGACACCATTAATTGTTTCGCCAGCAACTAAAGCATCTAAACCACCGTTAAAATCAAAAGTAGATCGGAATAAAGCCTTACCAAAAATTTGGTGCCCAACTGGGAATCTTCTTTTGAAATCACCGCCATAAGTTTGATTGTAATAAATTCTCTGTTTATCATCAAATGAACAGGCAAACTTCCACGTAGAAACTGGATTTCCAGAAGTATCTAATTTATCCCTAAATGTTATTCCACTGATATAATTTTTATCAGCAAATTTAAACATGTCTTTGCCAGGATTATTCGGTCTGACTAATACAATACGCAAAGAGTCACCGACAACTGAACAATCTGGGGGGATAGAAATTGGGTTGTCTTCCAAATAATCGCCACCAGCAATAACAACAGTTTCTTTTATATTCGTAGATTCTGTTGCTAATTGGCAAGCGCGTTTAATAGTTCTTACTGGAGAAGCAACGGATCTACCGTCGTTTTGATCATCACCGATTTGCTGTGAAACATAGATTCTACCACCAACGTCGTTGGTAGCAAGGTTTAATACGTATTCGGTGGTAGCAATTTTAGTTGTATTATCTCCTAGTGGTGGAGTAATACTTCTTGGCCAAGATAGTTGACCGTAATAAGGTTGAGTTGGATCATCAACTCTAAAACCAATATGATCTAATTGTACTGTACCATTTAAGGCTTGACCAGTCCTGTGAAGTGGAGGAAATGCTCCAGTGATTCCAGTATTAAGTGCTCGATAAACGTTAGATTCAAAATGTCTAATTTGATTTTTTGCTAACGAAACATTAGCAACCCAAACTTGCTCAGAATTATTATCAAATACTTTTAAAGAAGGCGCACGTATATTAAGATCTGCTGTTACAAAATTTCGTAGGTCAAGATTTAAAATTCTTGCTGTATCAGAAATAATTGAAGACGATGTTCTGATAGCACCATTAACATCAACTTCATATTCAATAATATCTAAAGTACAAGTTGCTGCCGCACCTGCCCCAGTAGTATCTCCAACTGCATTTTGAATTGTAATTGTAGGAGCACTAGTATACCCAGATCCTGGATTTGAAACAACAATAGCAATTACTCTTCCATTTGAAAGAATAGCAGTAGCAGTAGCTTGAATAGCACCAAGAACAGCTGGAGGAGGAGCAATTTCTATAATCGGTGGACTGGTATAACTAGCACCTTGTGACGTAACAGTAATAGTATCTACACGACTTCCAGTTCTATTAATACCAATTCTTGGTAATTTTGTATTGGGATCAATTGAAGCTCTAAAAATTTCTTTTTCTTCTGATCCTTGCCCAGATCTAATTATAAAATTATCACTCCCGATAATTTTAGGTGTATTAGATTTGATGTACTGTTTATCAGAATTAAATTCTAATCCCATGATTGTATCTCTTCCAAGAATTATTATTATTACAAGAATTTATCGTTATTGCTATTTATTACGTTTGCCAAGCAACTGACACTATTTGAGTGTGGGCGATCCATTTAACCACTCCAGTTGCTCCGTTTGCTTGTACATCAAAACTAAATTCATTAGAATTTCCTTGATCATAATTTACGATAGACCATGTTTGATTTAGTGGGACATCATCTCTTACAACAGTTGTCAATGACCCTAATGTAGAAACATCTCCATTAGAAGCACATTTAACAGTAGTTTCTAATTTTACCGAATAAACTCCAGTTCCACCTTGACCAACAGCTACTACGTTAGCAGTAATAAAATTTATAGTATTACTTGGCAATATTAAATAAGAATTTTCTGTGCTGCTTTTTGATAAAATAGCAGTATTTAATGCTCTTAAAATAAATTCAGATTTTTTAATATCTGTATAATTAACATTTTGTAGTTCAAATGAATTGACATTCTTAAGTTCATAATTATCAGAAATAATGGTAGTTTGTTTTACTCCAAACCCACCTTCTGAATTGAATGTTTTTGTATTTACTGGCATTTTAATTATCTAATGAAGGTTTTTAAAATAGTAAATTCTACACTAGAACCACTAACAACAGAGTTATCTAATGTAACTGTCAATCGAACATCTCCGTTTGAATCAATATCAAATGCAGCGTCGTATAGGAGATTTCCTGAAAGCAAACTTTCATATTCTATGTTATATATATTTACTCCATTAGCAATAACATTGTAATCAACCATGTGTTTATGATTAGTTAACAGATCAACAGCTATAATAGTTACTTTACAACCGACAGCAATCAGAGGATTGTAAAGAACATATGGATTGAAATCATTTGTTCCTCTAACTAAAGTAAATTTAGTAGATTCTAATACAGAATTAGCAAGTCCAAAATAAGTTAAACTTCTATCTAAAATTTTCTCTCCCGTATAAGAACCTTCCGTAAAGGTTTTATTTACATAGATCTCACCAGTAGCACTTAATCTTAATAAAGCATCATTAGTAAGACCAGATTTTAATCCAATATCTAAATTATCTTTACCAGAATAAAGTTTTGTTATTGTGGCACTTTCTGAATTAATAGCAAAAGTATCACTAGAGTATCTGACATCATTGATATTAATATTTAATCTGTTATTGTTTGATGTGACAGTATTGACAGTCTGGAATGTTAGTGCTGTTTTTGAGAGACGTAAAGTATTGTCACCATCATTGTAGAAATACAAGATATTTTCATTAGCTCCAGCTGAAGTTTCTGGAATAATAAACGTGTTGCCATCAACGTCTCTTACGCCACCTAAACTTGTCCAAGCATTTCCATTGTATCCTTCATATTGTGTTGTTGCTGTGTTAAATCTAACAGCACCTGATTCTGCAATTCCTCTATTGGAACTATCACCAACAGGCAGAACAAGTGAGGTTGTAGCATTAACCTTTACTAATTTTCCTACAAATGGAGAAATAGTGATGTCTTCGGATAAACTAGAAATATCATTATTAGTAATTTTTAATTGGTTATTTACATTTACTACGCTATTAATATTGACGCTAGTAATATTACTAAATGTTAGGTTCCCGTAGATAGTTCTAATAAATTCATAACCATCTGTAGTTCCTGTGGTATGTGTAGGACCAACGCCAGCAGAAGTTAGATCAGCAGTTATTCTGTATACATTTATTCCAAAATAAACTAAATCATTTTGGAAAAATAGTGTAGCGGCTGTCCATTGTAAAACATTGTCTAGATTAATTGATGATATAGTTCTAGCAGATCTAAATTCAAGTTTATTTTGATCTAACTGTAATGAATTAGCATTATTATTATAAAAATATAAAATATTTTCGTTAGATCCCGCTGAAGTTTCTGGAATAATATATGTGTTGCCATCAACGTCTCTTACACCACCCAAACTTGTCCAAGCATTTAAACCATATCCTTCAAACTGGTGATTACTAGTATTAAATCTAACAGCTCCAGTTGACGCTGAACCTCTTTCTGCAGTTGTCCCAAAAGGAATAACTAAAGATGTTTGAGAATCAATAACTACATTAGTACCCCCAAAAGGTTTGATTGTTAAACCAGATAATAGTGTTTCTATTTTATCGGAAGTAAGAGTTACATTATCATTTAAACGTAAAGAAGTATTAGTTAATTTAAGGACACCATTAGAAGAAACTATGGAATTTATATTTTGAAAAACCAATGCATTTTCTGTGACCCTTAATGTATTTGTACCATTATTATAGAAATAAAATATATTATCATTTGCTCCTACAGAAGATTCGGCAAGCAAATATGTATTGCCATCGGTATCTCTAACACTTCCTAAACTAGACCAAACATTTGTGGATCCATCGTAACCTTCAAATGTTCTGGTATCAGTATTAAATCTAATAGCGCCTGTCTCGGCATCTATTTGAGGTCTTTGTACTTGAGTTCCAGATGGAACAATTAATGCTCTATTAGAATCAATTTTTACATTGGTTCCTGCAGATGGTTTTAAAATTAATGGATTAGTTAAAAGTGTCTCAATTGTATTATTTTTGATAGTTGTAATATCGTTTACATTTAATCCATTAAGACATTTAACTTCACCATTCGTAGATAGATTGCCGTTAGAAGATTCAATTGATAAGGTTGTGACATTATTATCAATAAGATTAATTCTATCCGAATTGATAATAATGTCATTAGTTACTTCTAAATTAAAATTATATAATGAAATAAGTTTCGGTGTGGTGACACTTGTTAATGTAGTTATTGTGTTATTTTCTATATAACCTATATAACCATTTGCGGCATTCACGTCATCTCCTGTAAATGATACTGCCCGTAAATTTCCAGTTAATACGTTTCCTTCTATTGGTGTTGTTACCGATATACCTACAGCATTAAATACAAAACCACTTCCATCACTCGTAGCTGTAACTACACATTTTGCTTGGTCGGCAACATTATTAACACCAGATATAGTAATTATATCACCTACATCGTAACCAGTACCAATATTATTTACTACAACACCAGTAATAGTGCCGCCAACAATTTGCGTAATTACTATCGTAGCAGCTCCACTACCGATAGTAATTAAATCATTTGATGTATACCCAGATCCAGGAGTGTTAATTACAGCTGAAGTTATTTCTCCTCCAGTTACTCCAGTTACAGTAAATTCACCTCCCGTGCCATTTGGAACTGTTAATACGTCACCAATTTGATAATTTTGACCGCCATTTAAAACATTAACTCCTGTAATAACGCCACCGAAAATTGATGATACTGTTACATTAGCAAGGTTATTGCCTCCATCAATACTTAAAACATCAGATACTGTATACCCAGTTCCTCCTTGAACAATAGCAACTGAAGTAACTTCACCGCCAGGATCAACTGTTAATTGTAATCTGGTATCATCTGGATCAGGATCCCCGTCGCCATCGACCTGCTGAGAACCAGGAATAGTGACTTCTTCCTGATCGGTATAATTAGTACCAGGCGTATTTATAACTATAGATGATGGAACTCCACTGGCATCCACAGTAAAATTAACAGTAAGACCAGTACCAGTTGATGAAAGATTTACATTAGATGTAGAAACATCTGAAAATGTTCCTTCATTATAGACAGAACCAGCATTTATTATAACAAAAGAAACAACAATGTCTCTTGGTGTTGCTGTAATATTTACTGTAGCTCCATTACCAGATCCGCCGCCTAGAGGTCTTTCTTCTGCTTCGTATGAATTACCAGTTGCGCCTAGGGTAATTTGATCGATTCCTCCATCATCTACTACAGAAATCTGAACACCAGCACCAGTTCCACTTCCTCCTGTAGGATTATAAGTTCCACTAAAATAATTAGACCCCGAAATTATATTGCCTACACTTCCAATAATACCACCAGTTGAGGCAACAATATCTAGAGTAAGACCAGAACCAGATCCACCAGTCGTAGATACATTTTGTGATGTTGTGTAATATTGTCCACCGTTTAAAAAACCTAAAGTTGTTGGAACACCATTATCTGAAGCTGTTACATCAACTGTTAACCCAGTTCCACCTCCCCCAGTTGTGGCTATATTTAATCCAGAATTATAAGTTTTTCCACCGTTTGTTAAATTTAACGATATCACTGTTCCCGTGGGAGTAGACGAGATTGCTGCGGGAGAAACAGTTAGATTATCTCCAACTACATAACCATAACCACCATTAACAATATTTACCTGATCAACAACGCCTGCCAGGCCTACAGTGACGGTAGCTGTTGCCGACGTACCTGTACCACCTATAACATTTATGCCTTGATAAGTTCCTGGAAGATATCCAGATCCACCATTAGTAATTTGTACATTTTGTGTTGATAGAGATCTTTTTTCGGCATATAAATTTTGGGCAAAATATGATCCAGTGGGAGATAATGATAAAACAGGTTTCCCACCACTAGCAAAACCTAAACGTTGAGCGCCATCTTTGTAGATACCTAAGCTAACATCCGATTGAAATGCGACAGATGGAGAAGTTAAAGATCCATCGGCATATACTGTTTTAAGAACAGCAACGGTTTGTGCCCCTGAAGTATAATTATATAAATCTTCAGCAATTAAATTTACTATTTTTCTCTGGTTTTCAAGAGTGTCGGTATTAGCTACATTTCTAAGTATTGGCATTTCTTACGATTTCTCTTAGAAGATTTTTAATATCTGATAATTCATTTTTTAAACTTTCAACATCACGTTGAAGATTTTCGATAGATGCACTGCCGTTACGCAGTTTTTTTACATCTTCAAATATACCTTTGTCAGTATTTATAATGGCACCAGTATCGTTGTCTCTGACGAGATAATCGTAATCCCTTACCTTAATATAATTCATTAGAATGAAGCAACGATTCTAACGTCTTGAATTTTTGGAACAAATACAGGTTGCGAACTTCTCAGTACAATTTTAACAGCAAAAGAAGAGAAATCAGAAAGATCACGAACACTAAATTTATATTCTTTATACGAAGATTGATTTTCTAAATATCCAGAAACAACGTTATCACTGGACGGAGTAACTATAATATCAGGATTTCCATCTTCGTTGAAATAATTCCAATCTAAATCATCAAAATTATATTGAGAACTTGCTAGTTTATATTTGTAAAAAACTTTAATATCATCTTGCTCGAAGATATTAGCAGTCAATCTTACATCAATACAAGTAGATGGATTTTCTAATGAAATTTCTTTTGTAACGTACTTCGCTATAGATGAACTATTTTTAGAAGCAATTTCTGGAACATAAATTGCTCCTGTAGAATAAGTAATAGATTTAATCTCAGCAAACGCTCTTTCAGACGAAGCTAAATTATCGTAAGATAATAAATCTCCTACTCTGAATACATCTGGTACTTGAGCACTTGTGTTACCTACAAATGCTACTCTAGCATATGGAGATACAGTTGCTAAAGCAGACTCGTTATTATTAATAGGATTCTTGTTATTAGCAATACGCAATTCTTTTTTCCTATCATCCCACAGAACAACTGTACCACTAATTACATTAGTATATTTTTTAGTCAAATCACTCTTGTCAAACGCAGTGATAATTGAATTTTTTTCAAAAGTAAATGGAACCTCAGTAACACCATTTGGGGTAGAAAAAATATTAGTTGGGAATTGATCTAGACCACTGATATCATCAAAAAGTAAAGTTTCATTTGCTTCAAAAATAGTATCAGTGAGCATTTTTAGATATAGCGTTGTAGTTGATTTTTCAACTTTTACAACGACTCCTTTTGCTTTTGAACTATATCCAGTTACAGTTTTAACATTTGTTGTACTGCCAAGGATATTACTTTCTGAAATAGGACCTAGCCCAGTTCCGCTGTATATGACTTTATAAACAGGATACAATTTAATAATTTGATCTTTTCTACCAAAACGAGATTCTGTACCATATGATTTCTCTACTTGATTATGAATCAGTTTGATCGAACTAGTTCTTAAATCAACAACAGGGGAAAGATATGATTTATCTGATTTTAGTTCTAGTTTATACAATAAAGATTCCCCGATAACGGTAGAATTTTTTAATTCATTAATTCTAGAAGCGAGAACTTTTTGATTGTTAAAAATGTGCTCTTGGTTTAAAAATGTTTTTTCAAATGGTGATTGAGAATATGATGAATATACTGTAGAAGTACTATCGACTGGAACGATATTTGTTGTTTTAACAAATGCTTCAACTTTAGTAGATGGTAATGATAGAATACCAACTTGCGCGTATAACTTTTCAAATTTTCTATTGTATGATGCTAATACAGTAGTACCTCCACCAAGTTCATTTGATGTTGCTCTGATATTAGTATTAATATTATAAAACTCTAATCCAGAATTAATTACAGTAAATAATTTATCTACTACTAATTCCGCCGATATTCCTCCAAAATTATTAATAGATTTAAATGCCACGTAAGACTTACCACTGTCTTCAAATCCATTATTGAGATGATTTACTTTTACAATTTTATTATTATTTCTGAATAAGTTTGAAGTTGCTGTTCCATCAGATGATGAATCTGCTTGGAATGGATTTGCGTCTAAGACTTCATATCCAAGTGCTTCATTTTTTAGATTCAATACTCCTGCTCTTGAAGTATCAAATTCAGCTCTAAACAAGGTAAATTTAATATCTTCAAATAAATCTTCAGTCCAAGTATCTACGTTTTGTGATTTGAATACCGAACCAATCAAGGGTTGAGTAGTTACTGCTGCGTTGGTTACTTTTTCATTCTCACCTAATTTAGAAGACCAGATTTCGTAATCAGTTGAATCTGATTCGACCGCAAACGCATATTCGGAATCATTTTGAAGATAAATGGGATGATCAAATTTAAAAAATGTTGGAATTGTTGATTGTTCTGTTTCTGTATCTACTGCGACGCCCATTCTAACTGCTGGCGTATCAATTGTTATAAACGATTTGATAGCCGCTCCTGCAGGAGCACTTCCCGTACCATTAATAATTATTGATGGTGCGCTTGTATATTCTGAACCAGATATAGTTACCTCAGCATCATATACATTACCATTAGATACATAAACTCCAGCAGCAGCAGTAATACCACCAACTAATTGAGGACTTTCTACCGTTAGAGTAGCAGTTTCATATCCAGAACCAACGTTTAAAACTTCTAATCCTGATAGCCTGCCAGAATCTTTAGCAATGGTTACTTTTAAAGCTGTAGAAATTGTGGTGCTTTTAGCATTAAACAAACTTAAACTATCAAAAAGCAAATCTTCCTCTACAAATACTTTACCATTATTGTTAGAAAGTACAATTGTGTAGATTTGATCGTTTGATAAAGTAAATTCTCCAGTAATAGATGGAATTAATTCAATTTTATTTTTATCAAGAACAGTTTTAACTGGACCAGATGCTTTCGAATTTGCCCCCGTAGCTAACTCTCCTTTATTAATTTTCAAACTACCATTTGTAAATACTCTTAAATATGTGTCTGGGAGTAATGATTTTTCTGTTCCAGGAACAATATATTTTCCTGGTTTGCTGCTTTCAGTATTTGTAAGGTATACTCTTACAGGAATAGTAGAACTTTTTTTAGCAAAATACAAATTAATTCCAGTTAAGAAAATTCCACCAGGACTATTTTCAATTTTGAATGTTTGTGATAATGGGTTTGGTTTAATTTTTGCTCCATCAATTAATTGGATTCCTTCATCTGATTTTTGAAGGGCAGGAATTGTAGAAGTAATTGAAGATGGATTTGCTGGCAATGAACCAGCAACGTGATAAACAATACTAGCAAATGTATCTACATCTGCGTCAGTACTTCCCTCTGAATCGGAAGTAAATTTAATTGTTTTAGATCCAGTAATAAAATACAACTCATCTCCTTCAGAATCATACGCAATATTTTTAATATCTGAAGGAACAGAAGAACCTGATACGGGTGGAAGACCAGCAGGTATTAAAATTATGCCACTCGCATTTCCATTTTCGTCGGTAGTGATACCACTTTCGAATGTACTAATAGAATTACCAGCAACTCCAGTAAATCTAAAATCTTGAGCTATCCACCTGTTAATGAATTTACCATCGATAAAACCAAATAACTTAGTTTTTGGTTTCATTCCAGTTAGAACAAATTTGACTAATTGGGTTTCACAGAAAAATTTGATATTTGAAATAATATTATTTCCACCAACATTAGTTGTAGAAACTCCCTGAGCTAATTCATTATTTTGTGGACTGACATTAGATGAACTTGCCACACTGGCACTTACTATTGAAGAAGACGAAGAAAAATTAATATCATTTAATGGAGATGTATTGAAGAAAGTTCTGTTAGTGCCAACCCAGTTAATAGAATAGTTATTGTAAATACTTGCCAATCCTTCACGAGTACTATCCTTAGCATAGAACACTGAAAATACTTTGCTATCATTATTTAAAATGGCTGGAAATTGTTCTTGATTGTACCACTGGTCTACAGGTGGATCTAATTTTACACCACCGACATATTGAACAACAACAAATGGATTGATATTAATTGTTTTGGTGGCGAATGAACTACCAATATATGGAATACTGTTGTATTGTAAAGTTACGACGCCATTAGATATAGTGTATCCATCTAATTCTCTTTCTTCTTTTCTGGTATTAATTTCTTTTAGTTTGAACGAAGACTCAAAAGACCTTGGACGTAGAACTGATTGCTGAGTATCAATAGCACATTTGTAATCTGGCGAAATTAAATTTCCAATATTGTGAGATTCAAAATTATCTACAATAAATCCATTCTTAAATCTATCAAGACCTATCTCATTTTTAACTTGCATGTTGAGTGCTTGCTGTTCCAACATACTAAGTAAAGTGTATTTTTCAAGTCTTTCAACTCTTTTTTCTAATTTTCCGATATCACGCATAGTGTATCGTTTATTATCTACTGGAATAATATTTACATCATTAGCAGACGCAGTAAATGCTGGTAAGTAATAATAATAAAGTGGAATGGCGTTATCTAAATCTGTTGGTTTTGTTGGATTTAATGATGGATTTCCTTTCTTGATTACGAAGTCACCATTTTTATTTAAGAATAGACCATCAATTCTATCTAGATATTGTACCAAATCAAATGATAGACTGAATTCAATATTATTATCTGACGCAATAGTTCCTGCGGTAATACCCCCTGCTCTAGTAAAACTAGGAGGAGAAGATAAAATTGAAGTGTCTTGGTATCCACCAATAGTACAAGTAGAATCTACTTTTGCTCTAAAATCAATAACATCCTTTAGAGATACTTTACCATAGACAGTGGAATTGAAATTTGGTACTTCGTCTTCCGAGATTCCAGCTTCGTGTAAATAAGAATCAATAGTACAAAAGTCTCCTTGAGAGTGTTCAAAATAATCAAAACCAATTAACAATTGTCCAGTAGGCGCATCATATCCTGGTTTTAAGACCAGACGAGCAACATCATAAAATGTATCTCTTTGTCCATCATCAAAAGTAAATCTGTCGGTAATATCAGTTCCTGCTAACAGATTTCCTTTTGAGTCAGCTACTGGAGCAACAGAAACTGTTCCCTCGTAAACGTATTTAAATTTATAGACATCAGAATAAGATATTGTTTCTGATGCGTTGGTGTCATAATCTACTCCACGGAAAGGAATTACTCTATCTCCTGGAGAAAAAACTACAATTCTTTTGTTTTCATATGAAGTTTTTAATCTAGGTTTTGCTTTGTTAACTTCTATGGTGGCAGTTAATTTAATTTTAAAGTTGTCAAAATTATTAATTGTTCCAAAAAAATTAGTCGGTAGATTAACAGTTACACTTCCAGCTGTCAATCCAGTTGCGCTATCGGAAGAATTTGTAATAATTACTTGATTTTGTGTTAGATATAAAATGTCTCCTTTACTAACTGTAGTATTTGGATTACTTTGATTATCTGGATCTAGTATTGTAATCAAGAAATTATTTTCACTGAAAGCTACAAATCTTTGTGTCCCGTATGGAAGTTGAGCGGCAAAAGTGATATTACCACCACTACTTGTAATTTTTGTAATAAAATCTCTTCTTAAATAATAACTAATTTTTGAATTTTCTGGAGTAGAAGAAACTGAAGTTACATACTTTGCTCCAGTTGGAATTATTAATGAAGAAGAGGTGGAATTTTCAACTTTTGCTCTTAATCTAATAATATTGGAGTTAACTACATTTTTTTGTAAAGCACTATCGAGATAAATTCTTGATTTCAATAGCCCTTCAGGTTTAGTTACATATTGTACAGTGGATCTTACCACTGTGTTATCATTATAAACAAATTGTACAATATCACCTTGTACTAAATCTGGTGATGGATCCCCAGAGAATCCATTACATTCAATAAATTTATATCCTTTAGTTCCAGAAAAAGTAAAATCAGTTAACGTTTTATTACTTAAATAAGAAGTATTGAAAGATTCTACGTCTGCTGTAAAAATGTATTTGTCGTTTGCTCCAAATTGAGAGAACATTGACTTAACATTTGTTGGACCGTATGTTACTACAGTATTCTTGTATAACACAGGGAAAATAGATGCTCCAGATCCTACTGTAGCAGTAACAGAAGGTGTTGAATTATAAGTTGATGAAACTAAATCTCTATCGGCAACCTCTACTTTGTAAATTGTACCGCCGAATAAATTAAGTTTAATTGCTGCGCTTTCATAACCAACACCATTTATTAAAACTTTACTAATAACCGAACTTCCAGATGAAGTGGTGGTAGTATATCCCGTTCCCCTATTATATACTACAAAATGAGAAATTGTATTTTCTCTAGCAATTCTTCTAGAATTGCCTTCTTCATCTAAGATGGTTTCTCCCGATTTAAATTCTCCTGATAATGTACGTAAAAATAAAGTATTTCCAGTTGAATAAAATCCACCAGCTATTCCTTCAACTACACCGTATGCGCCACTAGACAATCCAACAATATATTTTCCAAGTAAAAACGAAGTAGTATCTAAATCTTTATCAACAATAATTTTTGTAAAGAAAATTGGATTAAAATACGAAAGATTAAAAATAGCATTATATGGTCCTGGATCCAAAACTGATGTTAGAATTGCTCCCGTACCACCTCCACCAGAAACACTAACAACAGGAGCAGTAGTATATCCAGATCCAGAGTTTGTGACTTTAACAGATATAATTTTTCCACCACTGATTATAGCTGTAGCAGTAGCTGTAGTGCCACTAGAAGGCGCTGAGATGGTCACTGTTGGCACCGAGGTATACCCAGTACCCCCAGAATTAATAATGACTCTCTGTAACGAAGCAGGACCAGATCCTCTACCTTTTGATAAAACAATATCTGTATCGGGATTAAATCCAGAACCCTTTTCAACGAGCGTGAAATTTTTTGGTTTCGAAATACCTATGATGGGAGTAATAGTTTCATTGTAATCAACTATCTGTCCATATGGCGCAGGTTGACTACTAGCATAATAAAAATCAGTCGCTAATGTTTTCGTGGAAAAAACAAATCGTATCTTTGAACCATTATCTTCATCGTAATCGGTTAAAAGATTTATATAAGATTTATTACCAATTACTGTATATTCAACATAATTTAAATTTAAATCTGAACCAATTTCTGGTCTAGTTACAATGTTATAACCAAGGATATCTACAGATTCTACTGCTACTGTTGCAGCAGAATTTCCTTTCTGTACAACAAAGAACAATTTGGTTCCTAAAATAGAATCGTTTGGAAACGTAGGATTATCGCCGCCCAATTTTAAATAAATTGTACGAATACCTTGGTCGGTAGTAAATTTTAATCCTCTGCGATTAAATTTAGTAGCAATGTTATTGAATCCAATTTTTCCATCATTAAATACTGAATTGAAATAGATATCTGGATATCCATTCAAATCTTCTCCTTCGGCATTTAATGGAATACTGTTATAGGTATTTGAAATATTAAATCCTGATAATCCAGATACTTTAATTTTATTATCTTCTTTCTTAAAAGTATCTCTAGCTTTGTCTACTACTTTATAAGTGATATCTTTTTTTAAGATTTCATATCCTTTTACATATGCTTTTCCTGGTCCAATACCAGCGACCATCAAACCCTTAGCAGTCTCTTCTTCTACGCCCTGTACTAGATTTGTTTTTGGATCTAAAGCATATGATCCTCTATTATTATCTCTTAAATAATATTCTCTCAAATCCATTGAGAAATCATCAACTACATAGTCTCCAGATTCATCGTATGTTCTTCGTGCTAACGTTTCTTCAATTAAATTATATGATTCTGCTTTAACTAGCTTTTGAACGCCGCCATTTTTAATTGTTACTAATTGTATGAACTCAGAAGATGTAGTTGCGTCATACTCATAAACATTCAATTTTAAATCTATCTTTAAACGATGAGCACCTGGAGCGGAAAAATTTGAAAATCCTCTAGCATTATCATATAATGTTTTATCTTCTTCAGGTGTGATAATTTGTTCCTTTACTTCAAATCCAACTTTTACTGATGGATTACTATAGTACTTATCAACAACAATAAGTTGTTTGGTATTATTTACAAAATAACCATTAATATAATAAACTCCTTCTTCTACTTGTACAGCAGAAGCATATCCCATCGCGGGACTATCTATAGTGGTAACCGTTTTTGTATCATAATCAATTACATCAATAGTTGCTGGAAGAATGCTACCATCCGTTCCAACAACTAATAATGGGCTATCAGCAATATCTAATACTTCTAACGTTTCGCCCTGCCTAAAGTTAACTTCTTCATTTGAATTACCGCTATTTGTATACTTTACAAATAGTAAATCAGATTCTATTTCACTGCCATATGCATATGATACTACCGTAGCGGTTATTCCTGAAGAAAGTCCCGATAAAATAGTTCCTACTAAATTTGATATATCGTATTTTTGAAATACAATATTGCCATTAACGTTTACTGCTACTTCAGATACCGAAGACAATTTTACATAATTTAATTTATTATTAAAAGAAACTTCACCAGGGACAACTTGTTGCCCCTGTTTATATTGACTTTTTCCAAAATTTTCAAGTTGATTTTGTAATACTGACTGAAGAGTAGTTAACTCTCTACTTTGAATAGAATATCCAGGTCTGAAAAGAACTTTGTAATATCCCTTTGAAGCATTAAAGTCGTCATTATATGGCGTGGAATTAAGATTAATCTTCTGGGGCATTGTAACACATTCTGATAGTATTTTTTGTCTTAAAAAACGTATCTAATTCTAATCAGAATTCGATAACTAGTTTGATATCTTCAATTTGATCAGGAGCTCTTGTGATGAGTCTTCTGTTTTCAATATAAATCAACTGTCCAGAATTAAAACTAACTTCTGGATTTGCTAGTCCACCGTTTGCTGGGTTCGTTGGATCTACACCTACAGAAAAAGTAGAACCTAATAGTGCTCCAGAGAAGGCAATTTGAACCGTTCCTGAAATTCCTGAACTAGATCCAACAATTGGGTTTGATGCTGTTGCCTTAAATGGAACTACTACACCATTGTGTGTATGTAATTCTGGAACTTGAATGTACTTTAGAGTACCAGCAGTTGTGCTGCCAGTATCTAATGTCCATGAAACAACTTTTCCTTTGGAAACTACACCGCTAATTGTTTGAGTAATTTCTTCGTCAGCAATATAATTGCCAGTGGTAGAAGTAAGTTTTACGGCATAAAGAGCGGTTCCAGTATCACTTGAGAAAAAGCTTGAAGAACCAAATACAAGAGGATCTTGAAGAATACCAATTCTTCTGAAATCATTATCTACTGGGAAATCTCCAGAACCTTCAGCATATGTTAGACGAATATTCGTCATAATACGCTTAGAGTTAAGTTCTACAACTGGATCTGCTCCATATCCACCCTGTGGAGGAATTACAACTTCAATAGCTCCCTTCGCAGTTGCTCCTACTGTTGCTGCAGTAGTTAAAGCTGCTGATGTATATAAGAAACCATCTGCTAGAATGACATTAGCATAAGTGTATCCAGTACCAGAAGCATTTACTGATACTGCAGTGATAGCACCGCTAGCATTTGTGGTAATTTCTACTTTACCGCCAGTACCATCTCCAAGAATTGCTGCGTATAAAGTAGCACTAGTTGGAAGGTTTGCCCCAGGGTCTCTAAGAATTACTGCCTTGATTGCTCCATCTACAGCTCCAGATTGAACGCCAGAATCTAGCACAACTGGCATGAAATCTGAAGATAAGAATTTAATTACATCATCTGTTGGGATGGTGTACATATATTTCCAAACATAATCTCCAGATGGTTCTGTGTAATAACCGTTCGCATATGTTCCCTCCCCAGAAACAGGGTTTGTTGAAGGAACATAAGTGGAATTAACACCTGATAAATTTGTAGAACTTGTACCATTAAAGATACAAGTAAAAACTTCATATGAAGTGGTGTTTAAAACGGCATACTTAGCATCTGTTGATGATAGTGAAGATTGTGCAGTAGCAGTTTGATTTTGTGAATTATAATCTGGTCTCCACATATCATACTTAATACCAGTTACCCAATTTACACGACGAATAACGTGTCTTGCGTTTGCTGCGTTAATTCTCTTATATGCGATCATTTCGTCATATAAGTCAAACTTTTCTTGTTGATTATCAAAATCTGCTAGTGCAGCAGGAATTTCTTCCGTAGCGAAACGATAAGTACCAGCCTTAGCGGTAGCAGTTGACGTTCCACCAGTTACTGTGGCACCTGCTGCGATTGTAGCAGTTGGGGCAACTCCAGTCAATAGTAGAGCAGTGGGGGTTACTTCAGATACTGTGCCAGTAAAACCACCAGCAGCTGTAACAGTTTCGCCAACTGTAAAATTAGTTGAACTTACACCATAAATTTCTAGATATGTTTTCCATGGATTGGGTCTTCCAACAAAGAAGTACATTCTTGAACGATTTGCGTCAGAATCGCCCGTACCTTCTGAAAGAGACTCCAGAAATTGTTTTGCATTGAAAATTCTGAACTTTTCAGAAATGATAGCGGCCATTTACTAAACTCCGTTGTTAACTTAGATAATTTATTTATATTTATACGACTAGTTACTAGTTCGTAGTTCTTAGGTAATCTCCAATAGAATGAGTCTCTACGACACCATTTACTGACCTAATTACACCCATTAATGTTAATCCAGTTTTACCTGTATATGATATAACTTCTTTTCCTATTCTAATGTAACCACTAGATGGGAATTTAGATAATGCTGTCAATAAACCGTCTACAGTTTGTACAGTAAGCGTTGTACTTGTAGTGGTCATATCTGTATTTAATATAGCTCCAGATTCAGATATTGATGGATATCCAGCATTATAATAAACTCCAGTTGAAAGATATGAAGTAAAATTACTTAAACTATTTTGTTCAAAATTAGATAAAATTAGCGGACCATACTCAAGTTCGAGTTGTTGTATTGTTACTCCTCCATAAGGAACAGTACCAGTATCCATAAATTTCCATGACTCAATAGTAGATTTCCTATTTCCAGCATTTCCGATAGTGTAGCTATCATAGTCAGTGTTGTACCCAATAGATGAATTTGTTACAAGGATAGTAGTACCTCCATTTAAAGTAATAGTGTTTATTGGGGGATCTAACACTACAAAAGTTCCTGCTCTAGTAAGAACAAGACCATCCAACACTACATTTTCAATATAGAAATCTATTATTCCTGTCTTATAGAATTTTTCTACAGCAACTATTGTCTTAGCAACTGTTGATTCGATTATGTTTGTATGTGTTACAGTAGAAATAATCTCATTTGTAATCCCAGTAATTGTACCTAAATCAACTATTTTTTGTATATAAGATTCAACTACGCGAATATTTAAAACATTAATTACCGAATTACTATTAATACTGGTGTTAGTAGTAAGAGTAATTTCATCACCAATCGAAACAATATTTGGATTAGTTATTTGTTGAGTAACCGAAATAATATCAGCAACAGATCCTGATTGTAGTGAAACTGTACTAAAACTAACTTGATCTCTAGTAATAGCAAGTTCTGTAGAAACATTAATTACTGAATTAGTGAAGATCTTATCTTGAATTACTAAAGTAATTTGATCACCAACCAAAACAATATTTGGATTAATTATTTTTTGAGTAACTGAAATAATATCAGCAACAGATCCTGATTGTAGTGAAACTGTACCAAGACTAAATTGAGAACTAGAAACAACAATTGCTGTAGAAACATTAATTACTGAATTAGTAGAGATCTTATCTTGAGTTATTAAAGTAATTTCATCACCAATCGAGACAACATTTGGATTAGTTGTTTTCTGTACCGTAGTAATAATGTTAGCAACTGATGCAGAACCAGTTTGTATAGATCCTACAGAAATTATCTCAGATGTTGCTCCTGCTCCAGCAAGACCAGCAGAAACAATAGTAACGTTTTCTCTGTATTGCCTTACGAAAGATCCTGCATCGTGAGTGCTAGGACTGGTTCCGTCAACACCTCTAAGCGCACCAATAAAACGATCAGATAGTTTACTATTATATCTGATAATTTCGCCACCAATCATTAATCTACCAGAAACAGTAAATTTACTAGTATCTGCTATGTAAATAATCGAGTCAGTTTTTGACAATGGTGATTGTAAATAAGCACCAGTATCATATAAAGCAGGATAGACTGGACTTTGAATTAGTTTTAAGAAACTTCTTGCGCTAATCAGAATCTCTCTTAAAGAATCTAGTATGGTTACTGTAGATTCTTGTTCAACTTTCTCTATTCCTGATTCGATAGATCCAGAAATAAAAGACAATCCAGATAGAGAAGTAATTTTAACTGGTCCAAGTTCTAGATAAATCTGGATATCTGCTTTTGGTTGTTTAGCAGGTATTGTTACTTTATCTGATAATAGTATAGTGGCAGTAATGAAAATATCACGTTTGGCAATAGTAACTGGAGCAAATCTTTCGATATAAACAATAGGTGGTTCTGCGTCTGTACTAAACGAAGCTCCTGATGTAATAACTAATCGATTTGATAAAACTAATGGAGTAAAGAAATTAGTAATAATTCTGTGATGGGAATTTTTCTTTGATTTCTTAACATAGTATCCTCTAGTGATATACACTTTAGGAGGAGTTTCATATCCACTACCACCATCAGTCAGTACAACATCAATTGGTTCTCCGTTGTGAACCACAACATAACCACTAGCACCACCGCCAGCCGCTGGAGATATAATACTACCACCCTCATCTTTTAATGCTTGTGGAACAAAATTTAATCTAGGAGCATCTTCGTAACTATATCCAGCTGGTCTTGGTAAAATTCCTTTAGATTCGTATTTGCCATAATCTTTTTGATTCCATATCAGCGAAATAACTTGTCCGTATGTTGGAGAAGTGATGTTAGTATCAATATTACAAACGATATCTAATCCTTCTCCTAACTGAATGCCATTATAATTTGTGGTTGATATTTTACCAAGATATCCTGTAGTTACATCTGCTGTTTCTCTATACTCTGTTTTAATTACTTCAGAAGGTATAGATAAAATAGTTCTATATTCATCTTCGCCATCAACTTTAATTTGATCATCTGGAGAAAGAGCATTCCAATAATTTGGTTCTCTAGACGAACCAATTAACCACCCAGTAGTAGTTTTTCTTAGAATATCTAAAGTTTCCTCAGTTTCTTCAAAATATGCAGTTCCGCCAGTAACTGATAGTGCTTGACCTATTGCGTTAATAGATGCCAATGGAATAATTACATCTCCACTTCCATCTACTTTACCGTCAATACAAGTAATGTTTTTTGTTTTAACAAATTTTTTGTTCTGTGTTTCTAACGTAAGTGTTGTAGTAATATAAACAATGGTAGCTGTTGTAGAAACAGTAGTAGATGTAGAGGAAGTAGGTTGAGGAGCAAAAGGAACTTGATATTTAAAAGAATCTAGTGTCAAATCAAATGGCAGTATAAAACCAACAGACGTATTAAATTCATCAATAGGAGAACCAAATACTCTAATTTCTTGCCCAGCACGTAATCCATGTGGAGAAGATGTAGTTACTGTAACAGTTGTACCACTTGAAGTAATTGAGGAAACATTTAATGGAGTTTCTTTTTTGTCATATTTTTTAATTGTCCCATCAGCAGTATTTGTTTCATAATTATTTCCTTGAAAACAGAGGATATTTGTAAATTGTACTAATTCGGGATTATAATTTACTTCAATTTCAATTCTATTCAAATAATCATTATGATCAAAATCAAACATTGTTATAAATTTAACACTATCTCTACCATATAGGTACACAATATTAATTTTTTGACCAACTCTAAGTGGTTCTATAAAGGAAATATTAGATCCTCTAATAGTATATGATTTTAATCTTTTTTGTAATACTTCTTCAACAAATACTAATACATTTCTATCGTCGTCTACGGAAACAGTCTTCCCTGTTGTTGCTGATCTTAGCGTAAATGGACCCGTAAATTCGTTATCTACATATTGCTCGTCAATTTTTAGTCTTTCATACGCACCAACATTGTGAGCAAAGAATGATTGGTCGGATTTATTGAATATTTGATTTGCTGAAGTTTGTTCAAATTTTCTAGGAGCTTCTAGGAATACAATTTCATTAGGTGTGGTTGTTCTTTTAATATAATATGCTCTATCCTTTGGTAATAATGGAGTTGTTCCAGATCTTTGAATAACGCCATCTATAGATACAATTAAATTGTCGCTACTTGGTAACGACTGTACTGGGGTGTTATCTTCATAATACAATTGGAATGAGGTTTTTACGTTGTCAAATTGTGATGATATATCTTTAATCTTTTTAAAGTTTTGAGTATTTAAAAGAGAATCTTTGAATTGAATTGATCTGCCAATAAAATCTTGAGCTGGTGTGTCTACTCCCGTAACATATGATCTGAAATTATAGTCAACAAAATATGAATTTGTATTAACACTATATCCATCAACAAGAATACTAGAATTAAATGGAGATATTCCATTTAAAATATTACCATTGTAAACAGACGAAAGAACTGGTAATAATTTTCCTACTGGTTCAGCAGTTACATATCTATTACCAATAATTACCGTTCCAACAACAGCGGAAGAAATAGTGCCAGAAATTGTGATAGTATTATTTGAAAGGTTTATTCCTTGAAGACCAGACCCGTCTGGAATTCCATTACCACTAATAGCTAAACCAGCACTGTTATTATTCAATCCAGTGGTATTTGATAATACAACTGTAGCTGTATTGTTACCAATATTATTGACAAAAGAAACTACATTGTAAAATCCTCCCTGAACTCCTTTATCAACTATTTTATATTTTCCAGATAATTCAGTGGCAATAACACCTGGAGTTTTAAATAATGAAAATTGTCTAGTTGAAGTGGTTGTGGTAAATTCTTGCCCCACAACAAAATATGACAAGTCTAATTGACCTATTACAGCATTAAATCTTATTTTGTAGAAAGAAACAGGATTTATTGCGGTTAATGAATCATTTCCATAAGAACCAGTAGAAAATCTTTTACCTAGTGGTGCCTCACTAAATGTAATAGTTGAACCAGATACCGTATATGTTGTTTGGGGTTCTTGAATAATACCGTCTAAAGAAATAAACAGATTATTTACATTAGAAACATTTAATAGTGAATTAGACCCTTTTATTTTCATATTGAATGATTTTGTTCCTGCTCTATTTCCACTCTCATCAATATATCCATTAAATACTGGATCTAAGTAAAATTCATATGAAATAGTTTCAGAAGTATCAAATGGAGCAATATAAGCAGAACCTTTACCGCGAACTTCGTTAACATCTTTTACTTTAACGGTAGTAGTTGTAATTAATCTTCGTGTACTTTCTACAGTAACTCTATTTTTTTGAGGATCCCACAGTTGTACAAAACTTACTTTTTCTTGAGTTACTGGGTCTGGTTTAAATTCAGCTGATGCTTTAGTGTTTATTTCTACTTCACCAAATACTTTAAATCCAGCTGGGTGTGTAGTTTTAACAATTAAATTACGCCAAACATCAATTGGTGTTTTTGATTTAATAGCGTAAGAATAATCCTGATAGAAATACGAGTCAGCAATTTTTTGAGATTCTGATCCAATATTTGACCTATCTGAAGCATACTTTCCTAAATTGTCATAATATGATTTAATTTTAGGTGAAAAAATAGTAGCAAATATTTTTATAATAGTTGCTGTTTTATTTTGTGATTTTCCTATAATTGGCAAATCTAATCTAAAAATTCCTTCAATGGATTGTAAACGTAAAATATTACTACCAATTTTCCATCCCTCTTTGGCAACTTTTCCTTTTGCGATTAAAATATTGCCATCATATTGAACTATTTCTTCGTCATCAAGAAATGCGTTAGGTACAAAATTTTTAAGTGTTAAAATTTGTACAGAAGAATATTTTTTTGAAATTGATTGGTCTCTATTAAAATTATAACCATTACTTATAATTTTAACACTTTTTGGTGCCCCTATAGTTTTGCTTGAAAAATATGCAGTCAAATCAGTTTCTACAATTTTAATTTCTGGTTGGTATGAATAATTTTTACCTTTATTTGTTACTAAAATTGCCGTTATTTCCCCAAGGGAATTTTTAATTACTGAAAATTCAGCTAAAGAACCATCACCACTAATTAAAACTGCTTTTGGTTTAGAATAATTTCTTCCAGGAAAAATAACTGATACAGAATCAATAGTTTTTGTTGTAGAGTTCCATATAGGTTTACAAATAGATTCTAAAGACACTGAAGGACGAACACCAGTTACAACTGGGATTTTTTTAAATTCTTTACCTGGATTTGATATTGAAAATGAATTAATATTACCAATAGCTGAAGAAGATGTAGTAGTATACGAAATAGTTCCCGAACCATCATATAACGAAATATCTTGTAATTCGTAAACAAATTTTGTTGGGGTAACGTAAGTAATTGTTTTTGTTCCCTGTAGAGGATCATCAATAGTTCTTAGATATGATTTATCACTATTAATAATATTATTTTTATCGAAGTAAAAATAATTTGTATATTTAATTTCTTCTTTTGTAGAAGAGGTTTCATAAAATGAACCAAATCCAAATTTAACTTCAATACAAGATCCAACAGATCCAGGTTTTTGAATACTTTGATAAGTTTCTAATGTTAAAATATTGTAATTTCCGCTAGGAGAAAATTCTAGAAAACTACCAACTAGTGTAACATTACTCGTATCAAACTTATATTTGTAATAACGTTGAATATCAATGATTGGGTTTCTGACCCAATTTCCAGAAACAATATTCTGTTTAGAAAATTCAAACTGATATTGCGCGTCCTCTATAATTTTGTTAATGGTTACTAATTTTTTAGGAGATGATTGATCAAAAAAAGTATAATTTAAATTAACTCGTTGAATAGTTTCTAGAGAAGCAGTTAGATCATAAACAACCGTCAATATTTGATTAACTGCATCATAATTTTGTACTATTCCCGAACCTAAAACAGTTCCAATTTCATATTGATTTGCTAGATTATATTTTGATTTGTATAACAAAACTGGTTGGGTGTTATAATGATCTATTGCTGTAGTAGATTCTTGTGCTCTTACTACTGTTATAGAATTATTATTAGAATTAATCCCAGTAACTTTTAAAATTTCTTTTCCAATTTTTATTAAATCATTTTGAGATAATCCTTCAACTTTATTTACTTTTAGAGTTGTTTCTGAAAAAGAAAACCCAACGTGGTCTACGTCAGCAACAAAAAATCTAGTGCTGGTCGAATTTGTAATACGCTGTAAAGAGGAATTAGAAAAAGTTACCGAATCTCCTTTTTTGTATCCTACTCCTTTTGAAGTAATAACAACATTAGATACTAATCCAGAAGTAACAGTAACTGTAGCTTTAGCATTACTAGAACCACCAATATTTCCCAATCTTGCTGCAGGATTTGAAGAGCCTACTATTCTACCTTCAATATCTCTACATTTAGTCTGGTCAGAAAAAATAATTTCTACGTTAGTATATGTCTGACTTGCTCCATTAGCATAATCAGCACCGCTATTTAAAACATTTAATCTTCCGATACCAGTATCAAAAATAGTAGTATCAAAAGAAGGAGGATTTAATTTTACTTTTTGATAAATTCTTTTTCTTACATAATATGTTGTTGTAGTAATAGCATCATTTGGAAAAATATTAACATTTACTAAATCACCTTGCGCTAAATTATGGGGAGTGGTAGTAGACGCAATAGCTATATTATCATTCAATTTAAAAATTTTAATATTTTTGCTTAATTCATTTATTTTAGAAATTCTTACGCCAATTGTGTCAGTTCTAGTCGAACTAATGAGGAAGTAGTCACCATCTACTACAAATTCTCCTTGAGTTACTTTACATTTAATATTATTTTTATCTTCAGTAGTTTCTAAAATAAGACCTCGAGCTTTTTCACTAACCGCAATAGAACTTGGGTTATTTGTATCTGTTAATGATATCAAAGAACCAGTCGGAGTAGCAGAAATTTGGAATGAATTGATAGTTCTGTTTCTGACATAATAAATGACATCAGCAGTAATTCCAGAAAATGTGTTTGAAAAGACAATAGGTTCTTGGTTTACAAATGGATTTGAAGAAACATTCAATACATTATTTGCAACATTACTAATAATAGTTTGTTTTCCGTTAGTTAACTTTAAAATAGAATTAGATGTAAAATTAGATGATTTATTAACGATTAAATTAATAACTTGAATTGATGAATATAATTTATCAACTAAATTAAAAGTACCGCTGATGTTTCTCAGTACAATATTACTGCCATCAAAAACATCACCAATAATTTGCCCACTTGCGTTAGTATTTTCTTGATATAAAATATCATCCTTAAACAAATACGCAGTATTTTCAATTTGTAATTGAATTGCTTTAATTTGTCTATTTTCTATAGATGTAACTGATTTTCCTTTTACAGAAGATACTTTTGCTACAATACCACTGCCCGAAGTTCCCGAATTATCTACTTCTACTAAATTGCCAACAGAAAAATTATCGTGACTGCTGAAAACATCTAAAGAAGACACTGAACCCGAATTAATTTCATCAATAAAAAATAATTCTTCTTTTCCGTTGTCAGGAATATTATCCGTTCTTAATCTACTTACTATTCTTGGTAAATCATCTTGTGAAATCTTTTTACTGTAATTAGAATCAGTTGGAACCGAATAAAAATTTTCTCCCAAAACATAAGGAAATACTGGGATATCATTAGAATTGACTGTTAAGAAATACGCATATACTCCATCTGGATATTCTGGTGTTACACAAAATCTTCCGTTATTTTCGTCTAGAGTTCCTAAACGATGATTATAACGATAATCTTGGATAAAATATCCCAAAGGATATGTTGAAACAGGCGGTCCGTCAATTCGGTTATTCTTTAATTCATAACTACTAATCATCCGTACAATCTGAGTTGTATTATCTTTAGGATCAGTAAAACCATATGGACCATAAATTGGATTGCCATCATAAGCATATCCTAGAATTTTTGAATGCTTTAATACAGGTGAAGTAGAGCCATTTGGTTCTAAATTATCACCCAAAGAAATTCTAAGTGCTTTTGGATTCCCCAAGTATGCGTATCCATATCCAAGAGCAGGATTGATATTTTCAAAGAAATATCCATTATTAGAATCTAATTGATTGTAGATATTTACATATCTATTCTTTTTCCATCTCTTAACAGATGCTACAGCAGTTGCTCCACTTCCTACTGAAACAATTTTAACTTCTATATTTTCTTGAGTGTAAAACTTACCCTCATCTTCTTTAATGAATCCAGTAATTTTTCCATCATTTGAAATTGTGCTTTTAAACCTAGCAAATCTACCTTTCCCAAGTTTATCAACAATTACAACTTCTGGAGCTGTTGAATAATATTCTCCAGGATTAGTTAATTTTAGACTTGTAATTTTCCCTAAAGTTACAACTGCCGTAGCTGCTCCTTTACGTCCAGAAGTGATGGTAACCGTTGGTTCTGGGGGAAAATAACCAAGTCCTCCAGATTCAACAATTATACGGTCAACAACTTCTCCTGATAATACTGCTCTCGCTTTTGCTGCTTCAACTCCTATTTTTTCCTCAATAAGAATATATGGAGCATCTAAATATCCCTTTCCTTTTCCTGTTAAAGTAATTTCAGTTACTCCACCAAAAATTACATCATTATCTACCTCACCAACTTTAGTATAATCTTTATAACTGTAAAAAGGAACTCCATTTACAGCAATACCAACATCACGAGTTGATGTTGAGACAATTTCTGTGCTAACAGATGAAGTTTTTTTAATAATTTTTAAAAACTTTTGATCTTCTAATAATTTGTTCCAAGAACTTTTACCAAAATCATGAGATGGGAATCCAGATGAAGCAATATAATAATACTGGTCGTCTTCATAAAGAGCAGCCACATCAGAATTTAATTTGTTTATTTTACTTAAATATGTTGGTGGAACTAGTGAAGATGATGGGTTGGATAGAGATTGATTAATTTTCCATCTAACATTGCCTGTGAATTTATCATATACTATGGTATCTCTGGTTTCAAATCCTGTTTGTGATACTTGGACTGAATCTCCAATTATAGAATATGGAGATAAATTTGTTATATCTAAATTATAAACAACTCCTAAAACAATTAACTTAACTGATTGTAAAAATCCATTAGAATCTGGATATTTTGCTTCAACGGCAGTGTAATTATATACTTTAGTATCTATTGGATATGCTGCTGGGACAGATCCTCTATTTTCAATAACAAATTGATTTACATTTTTTGATTTGTATGTAATCTCTTCATTATTAATTAAGATTTTACCAGATGAAGAATCCCACCCAGCAGTAGAAAATACATTAATGATACTATTAGTACTATCTAATAAAGTAACTGGTTTTGTTAATTTTGTTTCCGCCGCTACCTTAAATTCGCCAACTAAAGTTTCTTGGGCTAATATAACTTCATAGAATTGATTTCCTAAATCAATTATGTTATCTACAACAGCAAATGACTTGATTGCGTAAGGATCTAAATCATCTGGAGACTGAATAATCTTTTGACCTACAATATTAGAGATATTGCCAGAAATAACTTTAACTTTTAAAGCGTATTTGTTTATCCATTCACCATTAGATGATTTAAAAGTATAATCCTTAGGATAGTATACTGTAGGAATATCATCTATTTCTCTTGCTATAATAGAATTAAAAATAAATTTAATTGATTGATCAGTTCCTTTAGATTGATAAAACTGTTTAATATTTTTGATAAGAGTTTTCTTATCAACTGTTGGTTTTAAATTTTCTTCTGGAAAAGAAGCAAGATATTGTGTTTCAAAATTTCTAACAAACGCATACAAGAACAAATTACTAATATTTGATACTATCGTACCAGCAAGGTAAATTGGACCAGATACAGTCTGTCCAGAAGACCCTCTACCAACTTCAGAATACGGTACTGCCTTATATTCTAATTCGTTGTATAAATCACCTAACTTTGTAGTAGCACTTACATTTCGGTAGCAATTTCTAAGAGCATTTCCTTCTCTTGTCTGGTAGAATATTACTTCTTCCCCAATCATCAAGTAACCATTCTTTTTGGGGAAAGAGGACCCATCAAGTAAATTGATAATAATTTCAGTAATTATATTATTACTATTTCTTGTCTCGACCAAAGAGACTAATGTAGTATTTTCTTTCAGTATATTTTTTTCATAAGTATCAATATCTTGATACTTTGTAATATGATTAATAAGATCTAATGGCTGCCCAGACGTTTCCTGCTGTTCGTAATATTTCTGTACGAACTTAACAAAATTTGGATACTCTGAAGAGATGAATTCTGGAAGTTGATTCTCAACTAAAGTAGAGAAACTTCTTGCTTTTCCTGCCATTTACTTCTTACTCTTGAATGATTGTGAATGTGCTCTTGGCAATATCAACATCTAGAAACATTTCACGTACTGCTACAATATCATTAAATTGTGGTCTTAATCTTACCTCAATTCTGTTATCATCAAATGATCCTTTGATAATAGTTACATCAAACATTTGGATTTCTCCAGTAACATAATTAATATTACCTATATTAGGATTTAAAATTATTTTAGTTCCAGTTTGAGAATCTAATCTATACAGAATTATTTTACCATCACGATCTTCAATATAACTAGTAAAATTTGGATATTCTTGAACTACAAATCCAGTACTCGTTAAGGCTAGTTCATCATTATCATAATCAAAAGGATTATTAAAACAAAGTTCATAATATGCTTTGTTATTCAGCGAAGGATAAAAATCTTTTCGCATAATAACTTCAGTCAAGTTAGAACGAACAGATTTATCAGTACTATCTATAGCACTTACTAATCTGCTATACCTAAATTTACCTCCAAACTTTTCTGTATCTGAATTTTTAAGATAACTCTCTACGTTTTTGATAATCTTTGAACGAATGGCGTCGGGTTTTTTATTGGTAAGTGAAGATTGAAAATATATCTTACTTTTCAATTCAATATATAAAATCGAAGAGTCTATAATTTCTGGAGTCACTGATCCAACCGAAAATTTCTTAATTTCGTTTTGAATTTGTCTTTTTGTAAAACTTGTCAAAAATGCGGCATTTGATGGTTTAATAACTATTTTTACTTTGCCATATTCTGGTGGATTTGATTCTTCACCCCCAAATGAGTATACATCTGCTATAGAAGGATAAATTCTTCTACAAATTGCTTCATAATCAGCTGAAGTAACTGCTCTATTTTGCGTTCCAAATAAAGATGGCGCATTTCTCTTTATAGAATCAATTGTTTCAATAGATGCTCCTCCATAAGAAGCAGAATTAACAGTTACCGATACATCATTGATGCCAAAAGTAACACCGTTTTCATCTTCTACAATACCATTGAATGTAAATACCTTTGCTGAATTTGTTACTTCTCCAGCAGTTACCATATAGATAACTTCTACATATTGTCCTGGCGTTAACTTTTTACCTAGGGTGCCATCTCCAAAAGTAACTTTATAATTTTCGTCTTCTACCTCGGTAACAAAAAATACCTGAGATTTTGGATTCAGTGTCAGAATATTTTCTGATAATTTATAAATGTTGAATGTTGTAGAAGTCGGACTGTCATATACATTTACTCTGATGGTAGAAACATCGATTCCTACATTGTCTAAAATAACCTCAGGAGCACTATTACCTACAGTTAGGTATTTTTTAATTAATGTACCTTCGTAAATTTTTAAATTTTCAAATATTGCTTGATTACTATTGACTGCTGCTTTAGCATCATCTTGTAAAATATACTGGTATAATGCATTATCAATTGTCGTGATAAATCCGCTTCCTCTTTTGAAAACCAGAGAATTTATCGTACCCGTTAGAGAAATAGTAATAGTACAATTAACATCAGCTTCTGGAGCAGTCGCTGACCTAGGAGTATAACCAAGTTGCTTCGCAATAGAAATTACATTATCTCTTAATGTTGCTGAATCGAGAAACATCTCATTCGCAACCATATTGGTATTAAATGCCGTATAATACGTGTTGTATGCTAGTAAATCTAAAAGATTACTGAATACCGAACCTTCAAAGTCATAATCTGTAAAATCCGAATTCGCACGCAAGTAATCACGCAGAGAATTTCGTATTTCAAAGTAATCTAGATTAGTAAGTTGATTATAAGGCATTTTACGATCCCGCCCTGTCTAAGAAAAATTCTAAATTCTGTATACTTTCTGGTTGTCCAATAATAGTATATTCAATAAAGACTTCAAAACCATTATTGTCGAATTCAACCTCAACATTAACATTTTTTAAAATTACTCTTGGTTCGAAGGCGCCAATCGTATATCTAATTTCATCTTGAATAAGTCCAGCTGTAATAAAATCTAGTGGTTCAAAAAGAAGATTACTGACGTTACAACCGATATTTGGGTTGAATAGGCGTTCACCACGCTTCGTTAGAATCAAATTTGTTACCGACCTTTTGATCGCAGCATCATTTTTAGTTACCAGTAAATCACTAGTAACTGGATTTTTATCAAAAGTTATGCTGAGATCCTTAAAGGACTTGCTGGAGGGCATAAATTTAGTCTATTTATAAACTTATTTATGCTTTATCTGTCGGAGATTTACACTAACCATTCGACATAATCATCAAAACCATCCTTACCACCACAGAATTTTTCTAATCTATTTTCGGGCGGGTCATTTCTTTTCTTTATTGTCGGAGTCACTGCTTTTTCTGCTACATAATCGGTAATTAACCGAGTTGTACCCCAATTTTCTTTCATATATTCGACATTTCTGTCTGGATTTTGATTTTTTGCCATCTGTTTTGTCCAAAAGGGTTAAAACAGAACTTTTTACGGGGTTGCTATCCCGAGTTTTTGACAATTTCATAATCATCACCTAGAATTTCACGCATATAGTCATCATTCCAGTAGTCATAATACTTGGTATTACCCAAAGCTTTTCGAAATTCTCTCAATTTTTCCGTAGGTTGTGCTAAAATAAGGTTAAAAAGTCCATTGTTACTCTGAATTTTTCCAACGAAATCAGCTTTTTCCGCACAATCGGCATAAAAGTCCCATCCTTCCCATATTTTGTTGTAAGACTCGACCCATTCTAGCACATCTTCGACAGCAAGGTAGTCTTCGACAATAAAAATGACGACATCGTAACCGTCAATAGGCTCGATATCGTCAACGGGACACTCTACTATCTTGTAATTTGCTTTCGAGGCATAGGGGCAGATCGCAAAACCACCCAATTCTGGGCGTAGTATCGATACTTTGCGAATCCATTCCCTAATATGTGCCTCTTTGTCCATTAACTCCCCTGACCGCGATAGCGTTTTTTCTGTCCATTTCGACTAGTAGCAGAAAGATTTGTATTTTTGCTTCTTCCTTGACTAGTCATTTTAGGTTTACCAGGAACATAATTAGTTTTTGTGTAGGAACCTTTGAGTTTTGCCATAATTTTCTCTTACAATAATCCTTTATTAGGTATATAGACATTATAACATGATTTTGATAATCTGCCAAATACTGCTCCTCTTCCTTTCATTTTATCGCCAGGTCGTGCCATTGCCCCACCGTTACAAAAAACATTCGAACATCCAGTAGCAATTTCATCGGCGTGGGGTGGATCTTTTGGATTTGGTGGAATATCATGTAGTTCAAACTTATTACCAACTCGTAATGCTGCCGCACCATTACAAAATACATCTTTTGAAAATCCCACACCCGCAGTTTTATTTAATCCAACGGGCTGATACCCAGGATGCCCAGAAAGTAACGCAGCATCAAATATAGCAGGGTTGGTGTAGTTACCATCTGAGCGATTTCCCTGTGCCGCTGTATTGCCTTGCTCTTTTGTTGCGCCTTGCTCTGCGTCTTGAACTGAACTACCATCTGATGGAACTTGTTTACCTGCGTCATCACCATAACTTCCAGGTAATGCGCCAGTTTCACCAATACTCTTTTCATCAGCAATAAACTGGTTTACTTCTGCTGCTGAAGCAATTTCTACATTATTTTTGTTAAATACAGCGGCCATATTAGTACAGAGTTAAACTTTTTTTAATTTCTTCTCTTTCAGCAGGAGTAAGTTCTTTTGGTCCAAAGAAATCATCGTCTCCCTTTTGTGCTGATGCTGTCTGTTGTGCTTGTTCTGGAGTCTCGGCACCTTTTTCTCCTTCTCCACCCGCTCCTTCTTTTGCGGCATCACTTTGTTTCTTTTGAGCTCTTTTTAATCGTTCAGCACCAAACTCTGTATTGTATTTAACGGACATCGTTGCCGTAAATATTTCTTTAGGAATTCCAGGAAAATCTGTAAATACTTCAAAAGTAAAATAAAATCTTAATGAACCAATTTCAGAAGGTTTATACTGAATAATCTTTGTCGCTCCTTGTACATATTTTGTAACTCCTGAACTATCATATTTTTTTGCTAATTCTTTCGTTGGTTGAAAAAATTGATCTGGAGTCCATGCTTGTGAATAAAACCATTTTGCTTTGTTAATACCAATCATCGAACCAATGAGTTGATCTATTAATGGGCAGTTCCAATAAACACCATTACTGTTAATTTTATATAATAAAAATCCTCGTTGAACTATCCATTCACGGTCATAAAAATTTCTTTCGGTAAAATATCCCTTTATTGTAAAATTCTGAACTTCTCCTGGTAATGGCTTCTTGAATGTTGTTATTGCTTCTACTTCTGATATTGATACAAATCCCGCAGTTGTTTGTCCTAAAACTTTTGGTTCAAAAAATAATTTACCTTTGTAATATAAAAGTCTATCAGGTTGAAATTTTGGTAATTTTAAAATTGCTTTTATTGGATTAACTGAATCTGGTTGGGTAATCGATGGATTGTCAAAAGGTTGAGGAGATTCTACTTTACACTCCGTCATCTTACACGTAATACTTGAAATCGTTTCTAATCGTGGTGGACTAGACCCAGGTATAATCCTTGTCGGTTGAAAAGATATTGGTAAATTAAAATCTTCATATATGCTAATGTATGGCACATTATTATCGGCATATTTTCTTGATTTAAATAAATCAGCTGGATTTGTTTGTGTTGGTCGCAATTGATACGTATTAATGGTAGGAGGAACTCTGCCAGCTAAACTAGGGTCAGCTCCTCCTGCCATTACAGTCGTACCGTTGATTACTATTTGACTCACATATCTGCTAGTAGTTCTAACATATTTATTCTGTTATGTACATCATCTAATATTTCATTAATTTTTTTATAGTCTCCACTCGGAGGTCTATAATATAATACAAACGGGTCAGGAATCTTTCCGACTCGTGCTTCTAAATTTTGTAATCTTCTATCGATATCACTGATCACCTGGATTAAGCGATTCTCCAAATCCTCTTGCTTTTGTGATTTCTGTATCAACAAGGCTAAAGGACTCTGGTATTTGTTTTGCTGATTCACGAGTTTCTCCAAATGTAGCAGTATCACGGTAAATTAAATTTCCAATCTCATCAAATGATGAAATCTGTAGTTGGTCACCTTCATCATATTCCCCAGCATACCATCTGTCGGCTATCTCTAGCATATGGTCTGCTAACTTATCATAATCTTCAAAACTTTCATTCTGTATTACATTACCATTTTTGTCAATAATGGTGTAATTCGTATTAGTCTTCGTCATTCTCAGTTCCTCCGTAATATTCTTTGTCTATGCGTTCTAATACTACTGTACCGTCTTTATTTACACACCACTCTAATACATCACCTTCTTCCCAACCAACTGATTCAATTAGTTCGTCTGGTAATGTTACAAAGTATTCGTCGAAGTCTTGATTATACTCAACAGTTGATTCGTATATTTTGCCCATTGTCATTTAATCATCTCACTTATATATTACGTTTTTGAAAAAATTCTTTCGGTTGGTAACCATACTGTGCATTTTCTGATTCCTATTAAAAATTCTACTTGTGTAGTATATGATATATTTACCTGTCTACCTAATGTGCTGAAAGCAGAAATCTTCATGGAGCTTTGGTCTATTATCACGTAACTTATTTGTTCCACATCATACGCCAAATCTCTCGTAATACTATGTAGATATACTCAAACTCTTCTCTTATGGTGGTTCGAGTTGGTAAAGGTTTTTGAGTCATTTTTATTGGGGAAAAATTTTTTTTATAAACGTGTAAATGATCGAGTGTTTTCAAAGTTTTGTAGGTTAATAGTATCTATCAATTTTCGTTTCGCTCGGCTCCGCCCGTCGCACGGCGGGCGCATCGTTGGACTGTCCCCCGAGGGCTACTGCCCCCGAGGGTGTGCTAGGATGGTCAGTCCTCCCACTGAGGCAGGCGAGCGATTGCTTCATCATGCCAACGTGATGCATGGGCACCTGCTAGCCACGATGCCTCCACAGTGATGGGCACCTGCAGTCCCATGGTCTGCTGTGCGCTCTCAGTGGGGCGACCTGCCCACACGATCTGACGAGTGGTGAGGTCTGATGCCATGGACATGATCATGGGAGGGGATGCGATGGGATGGGGTGAGATGGAGAGGGGGGGTGCCCCCCAGGGGGGGGGGGGGGGGCACAAACGCTGGGGGGCGTAGGGGGCGGTGGCCCAACCGTCACCCCCCCAGCGGCGGGCGGGGAAGTCCCCGGGGTCCCTCAGGGCGTGGGGCCC